GAACAACAATTTCCAACACAATATCAAAATTGGAGGAATGCACAAAACCTTAAGCGTGAATGGGAAGACAAAGATAATAATATGTTTAGTGACAATATATATCCTAGACAATCTGAGGTAGATTCTTTAAAACAAGTTTATAAAAATTTACCTTTAATAAATCCATCAAAAAATGATAAACCATTATTTCCTCCTGAACTTGAAGAACTTCAATTTAAAGCAGGTGGTGCGTTTGAACCACGCTTTATGTATAAGGGTAAAAGAAAGATAAGAGCTAAGGATATAGAAACACAACTTAGACTTGAAGAAGCTGGCTATACTGATAAAGCAGAAACAGGCCAAGAAATACTTGATTTAGCTAATCAATTTGCTAACAAAGGTAATACTGTTATAAAAAATAATAAGGGAGATGTAATAAATAAAGAAGAGGTAAAAGTAGATAATGGTGATGTTACAAATCCTTTTTATGTTTCACCTAATATGTTTCATAGTGGAAAAAGATGGTCTTTTGGTGAAGCAGTTGGTTTAGCAGGAGAATTATTTACTGGTATACAAAGTGCTCCTGATACTTTAGCAGCAGATGCTGCAGCTAATCAAGCAAATAAATATGCTAATTCAGTTTATAATATAAATGTAGATGATTCAGAAGAAAATGTAAAGGCTGTAAATGATTATTTAACACAATATAATATAGAAAATCCAAACGGAGGTAATTTACCTAACCTTAAAGATAAGGTGCAGATTAATCAGAATGATATAAATAGCAAACTAAATAAAGGCAAAGATTGGCTTAAGGAAAATCTTAGTAAATTAGGTACATCAGCACAAAGTACATATGATGCTATAATTAACACTCCTGGTTTTAGTTCAATACCCATGGCTCAAAATGGTGGGCAACCATTAACTTTTAAAGAGTGGGTTATGCAAGATACTGTTAGGAGAACTGGTGCTAATGCACCACAAGAGTATGAAGCATATGTAAATACTTTTAGTGTTTTGGAAACAGGTGAAGATGAAGATCAAGAGAGTGCTGATTCATTATTTGGTAATATAAACTTTCCAAGTATAGATATTGATTCAGGTGGTATACTAGGAGGAATATCTAGATTCCCAGATACAGCGTTTGCAAAAGCTGCAAAAAGAGGTAGTTCTTTTGCAGTAAGAGCAGCAAGTAACGTTAATGATTATTTAGAAGATGAGATTGATGATGATAGAGCAATTAATTTTTTAAACAACTTAAATGCGGATAACACATATGCTACTTCAACCGATCCTTTATTTAAAAGAGGTAAAGGCCCTGATATTAACAGCGGTCTATATCCTGAAGCAGATAAAGTAACTGGATATACTCAACTATCAAAGTATGGTGGTGGTACAAATAATGCTGGATTTAAAGCATTGCCCCCAGAAGCACAAGCAAACATATTACAAAACATGCAACGTGGGGGTGTTCCTGGACAACAGATACCAGGTATGCCAACTAAAGCACAATTAGATGCTATTACAGGAGCTAATGAAATAGAGTTTGTACCAATGACTCCACAGTATGAATTCTTAACATCTTTAGCAGAACAATCAGTAGATTTTCAATTACCAAACTTTAAGAAAGATTCTTCATATGATAAAATGTTAGTTACTAGATTATTTAATAATTCACAACTAATGCAATTACCATCACAGTCTGAAAACTTTGAGTTAGACAATTTTCAGAAAAGAATGCAAATGGGTGGTAATCCATTTAATCCATTAAAACTTTTTACAGGTGATTTAGAAGAATATCAAGTGAAAGGTGAAACGCCTCTAAATAATCGTAGAACTAAAGCAATGATTGAAGCAGAGATTGCAGCAACACAAGGTCAGCTTACTACAGAACAAGAAAGACTTTTAAGCTATCAATCAAACATTGATAAAATATACCGTGGACTTATAACTAGTAAAGAAGGAGAAAATGATGAAGAAATTCAAAAGCAACTAACAGAGATACTAGGAGATGATAGTACTATTAAACGTTCTATATTTGATGTAAGTGTGGACGAGTATGGAGACAAGGTATCTGGGTTAGATACCGTACCTTCAGTAACTAGAAATTGGTTAAAAAGTGGTACAACTGCTGGTTATGGGTGTACAAGTTATGGTTGTGGTATAATGAGATCAGCAGGTGCAACAACTGCTGATGGCAAACCAATTCCAATTATTTCTGGTAACAGTCAATTAAATGGTATGATTGAAAATAATAGAGGTGGATTACAAATGCAATTGATGGATGCTGGATATTCAGATTTACAACCGGGTGATAGAATTGTATCTAATTATAGTACTTCTGGTGGAGAGGGAAATGCTCACACAATGATATTTACTGGAGATTATGATGAAAGTGGTTCTCCTATAATGATGGAAAATAGTGGTGGTAGAGTAGATGGTGGTGTTAACTATAGATCTTTAAATGCAATAAAGGGTATTCAAGATACTAGTGATCCTAATTCAGGACTAAGAGTAACAAGATATGTTGGCTCAACAAATAATTTAAATGATAAATTAGCTGGTTTACAATCTGAATTAGATTCTGGTAAATTTTTTATACCACCTGAATCTATAAGTACTCTTGAACCAATGGGTATTGAGCCGCTTGAAATGTCTTTAAAAGATAATTTATCTAAGTTAAAGATGCTTCCAAAGAATGAATATGGTGGTGAAAGAGGTGAGGCTGCTTACTTAGCTAATAGAAATAAAGTTATACAAAGAGAACTATCTAAAGCTCAGGGAGGAATACCTGGTAGTTCTAATTTAGCAACTGTATTAGGTAGTGGTATGATGGCTAATCCTATGATGCAAAAATTACTTAACTTATCTCCTGGAAGTGAGGAAGAAATTATTAATATTTATAATGAAGCACAGAATATTGGCAGTATTAGTGAAGGTATAGACTTCTTTAGTAACGTTAAGAAAAGAGATATTAAAAAATATTTAGAAGAATCAGGTATAAATAAAGAAGAAGTAAGAGATTATGTTTATGAACAACCTTTTTATGATGATGCTAGTGGAATAACAAAATTTGGTATTAGACAAGCAATGAAATTGAAAGGGTTAAAAAAAGGAGGAGAGACAGTAAATGTAGATCCTAAAATGTTAGCTAAATTAATTGCAGCGGGAGCTGATATAGAAATGTTATAGTTATGGCAAAGATTAAAATAAATAAACTACCAAAAGGATTTAAACTTGTTGACGGCAAAGTTGTTGAAGATCAAGTAATGCAAGATGGTGGCAGTTTAAGATCTGGTGATCAAGCTGATTATGGTTTGGTAACAACCCCACAAGAATATTATGGACAAACAATGTTTAATAATACAAATGATGAATCTGTTAGACATAGTTTATCTAGTGTTCCAAGAGATGAGGCTAATATAGAAGCTGAAGGTGGAGAAACAGTTTTATCTGATTTAAATAACAATGGAGACTTTGGTCTTTATAACATTACAGGTCCAAGACACTCACAAGGTGGTGTACCTATGTTTTTACCTGAACAGTCTTTTATTTATTCTGATACACCTAAATTAAAATTTACTAAAAATGAGATGGCTGAGTTTGATATGGGTGGATCTAAAAAGACACCAGCTAAAATTTCTAAAAAGTTTGGATTAAATGATTTTTATGGTGAACTAAATTCACAATTTTCAGATAACATTTCTTCTAGAAGTGCTGAATTAATGTTAAAGAAAAACATGGAGGATCTTTCTAAATTATCTTTTATGCAAGAAGCAAAAAAGAATTTTGAGGATGGTGTTCCTTTAGCATCACATCCTTTTTTAGTATCTCAAGGTTTAAATCCATTAGAGTTTACAGCTAGTGTTGAACAAATATCTATGCAGCAAGCTCAACAAAATGCAATAGATAAATTACCACAAGAAGAACAAGATCAGTTAAGGATGTTACAGCAGATGATATCTCAATCTGAACAACAGGAAGTTATGCCTCCACAAAATATGCAAGCACCACCAATAGATTCTGCTAATCAAATGCAACTTGCTCAAGCAAATAATGATATAATGCCTATGGCTAGGTTTGGTAATGAAATGTCAGACTTTTTAAAGAGAGCACAAGCAGGTGAAGAAATAGTATATGAAACAGTAGATGAAGAAGATGCACGTTTCAGAGTTCTTAACACTGAACCTGGTACATATTTTATACCTCCAACTAGACTAGCTGAAGAAGGTAAGTATTATCTAAATAAAAACACAGGTCAAGGTTATCAGTTTAAAGATGGTGAATATGTTGAAATAGAACAAGTTACTTTTGATAGTGAAGGTAAACTGGTTAGACCTCAAAGACAAGAAGGTTTAGAAACAGAAGAAGAAACAGTAGGAGAAAATAATAATGCATCTGATACTGTTATGAATTTATCAGATGGTTCACAAGTACTAACCGGTAATACAAACTATCAAATAAATGGGCAACCTGTTGATAGAGCTGCATATGTTGATAGAATGATTAGAGGTAACATGCATAGAAATTTTGATGGTGAAGTAAGTTCAGAATTTATAGAAGGTTTATCTGATGATGAGATTAAAATGTATGGTAAAGCTTTAGTTAATATAGAAGATTATGATGTGTTTGATGATAAAAATAGGAATACTACTGGAGATTTAAGCATTACAGAAGAAGTATTTAATGAAACTTATAGTAGCGTTAATAATACTCAGTCTGAAGAAGTAATAACTGAAGTTAATAATAACATAGAAGAAATAAAACAAAAACCATCATCTAATAATAGTGGTGATCCATTGTCATATTTTCCAGTAGGAAGTGATACCTATAACCTTATTAAACAAAAACAATCTCAAGGGTTTACATTTAATGTAACTGATGATGGTAAATTAAGATATTATAAAGGACCATCTTCTAACTTTGAAGGTAAAAAAGGTAATGAAGATACTACATCAATAGATATAATTGGTTCATCTGAAATAGGAGATCCAATATATAGTGATGATGAAAGGGGTGCTGGTGATGTAATTAATTCATCAGATATAGGTTATTTTGATTATGGGATGTACGCTGATGGTAAAATACCTGTAAAACAATATTCTACAGGTAATCAGGATAGTTGGTATGGTTCAGACGCATATGCATCAGATGCAGCCAAGGAAGATTGGATGAGAAGGAATGGTAAGATAGCTGCAAAAATAGAAGGCTTTGATTATAATAAAGGAAAGAAAGACCCTCAATGGTTAAAGTTTCAAAATTTATATGAAGAAGAAAGAAAGAAATTCTATAAAAAAGTAGGTGCACCGTATAGATCTTATTTTGGAAGTGGGGAAACTGCATCTAAGGCTGATGGAAAAGCGGGAACAAAAGTATTTAATGCTCCTGGATTTGATGTAGACTTTGTAGCAGAACAAGAAGGCTTTATTGATTTACCTAAAGAACCAGAAAAGATTACAACTACAGAGATAGAAAATACACCTGGTCCTGTAAAAGAAGTATGGAGACAAGATCAAAATAACTTAATGGCTTTAGCAGCTATACAAGATGATTTGTATTTACCTTGGTCACCTAAACTTGATGAACAGAAAATTGATTATGTATTAGATGATTATACTGGTAAAGTTAATGCAATCATGGGAGCACAAAACACTATGGTAAATGCATTAGGCGCTTATGGTGGTCCTCAAGCAATAGCAAGAAATAATGTTCAAGGAAAAAGTTTAAATGCTATAACACAAGCACAGGAGACAACAAACAGAACAAACCTTCAATTCATGAACCGTGCTGCATCTATGGATGCTCAAATGAAAGCACAAACAGATATGAGAAATAAGGCTATTGACAAAGGTTTATATGATGATACAGTGTTAGCATTGCAAAATAAAACAAATTTTGACAATGAAAAAATTGCTAAAAACAATGAACTCTTTAATGCAATGATAACTAATGCATCAACTACTAATAATTTAAACACATTATATCCTTATTATAATATTAACCCACAAGAGGATGGTGATGTAGAGTTTACTGAAAATGGTCAGCAATTATACAAATCAAATCAGGTAGATCAACAAGAAGCTTTTTTAAATGCATATACTAAGCTAAGAAAGAATTTACCGGCAGATCAAAAGATAGATGCTGCTTTTTTAGATAGGTATTTATCTTTAGGTAATAGTAGTATACCTGCTATTGGAACTACAAAGGGTCAAGCTGATATGCAACAACGTGGTATTCCTGGATATCCTGGATCAAATGTACAGCTTAAAAAAGGAAAAGAAATAAAAAAGTTACCAAAATCATTTCCATTTTATAGTGGAAAGATGGGTATGTAAACTTAAACAGTTTATAATGAATACTTTGTAAACTTATTAAATTATATTAATTTTGAATTATGGCAACATACATTAAAGGAAGCAAATCTTACGTACCGGATATTAAACCGTTTACTCCAGACTATAAATTTTTATCAGCTGTTTTAGAAACCAGAACTGATAAGTATGATGCTAATTTTAAAGCAACAAATGATATATACAATAAAGTTGTATATGCAGATTTATCTAGAGAAGATACAAAAGAACGAAGAGATCAATTTGCAGATCAGATAGGACCACAAATAGAAAAGATATCAGGGATGGATTTATCATTACAGCAAAATGCTGCTAGTGCACAAAGTGTATTTGCACCTTTTTATCAAGATGATTTAACTGTTAAGGATATTGTGTTTACATCTAAATATAGAGATGAAATGGCTTATGCCAATAGATTGCTTGATTCTACAGACACAGCAATGCATGAAAAATACTGGGAAACTGGTATACAAGGAATGCAATATAGAATGAATGATTTTATAAATGGGTCTGAGCAGCAAGCTTTACAAGCACAATTACCAAAGTATATACAAGATGCAGACTTATTTGAGTTAGCAACCGAATATTTAGAAGGTATGGATCCCCCTCTTAAAATGAAAGTAGATCATTATGGGGAAAATGCAGATGGTACTGCAAATACAGATTGGATTATAACTGAACAAAATGGTAGATTAATTACAGGAGCAGCATTACAAGCTGTACAATCAGCATTATTAGATAATCCTACAGTTCAAAGAGCATATCAAGAAGATGCATTTGTTAAAAGTAGAAATTTTGCAGCACAAGGTATGCAAGCAGGTCAATTTTCATCAGTTCAACAAGGACAAGATACCTGGGCACAAGAAACTATTGAAAGAATTAATACATTAAATGAACCTTTAATTCAACAGGCAACTAAAGAATTAAAAAAAGCAGAGAATGCTAATGTAAATTGGCAAAATTATAAAGCAAATAATGGTATTGTTCCTGGTTCTGAGTTAGAACAAGCAATGGAAGAACAATTAAGTGCTGCTGAAGCAATGCAAGCTGCATTAGATGCTAAGGTAAATTTACAAAGTATTGGTAATACGCCATCAAAGAGTTCACAGGGAACACTTAATAAAGCATATAACATGTTAATGAACTACAATATAAGTGGTGACATGAAAAAAGCAGCTGTTAATTTTGGTGCACGTGATCAAGAGTATACTATGAGGGTCAATGAATATGCTAAACAAGAAAAGCAACAGATGTATGACATGGCTAAGATAAGAGCTAATGCAAGAAATGGATTGATCTTACAAGCTCAAAAAGCTAAGGATGCTAGAGCTTTAGCAGCAGCAAAAGGAGAAATAGTAGATGGAGATCCAAACTCAATAGGTAATAAATTAAAAGGAACAAGTACACGTTTTGGTGATAGTGATTCACTTCAGGTAGCAGTAGATAGCAAAGGAGAAATTGATCCAGATACTGATGTTACTATAATGAATAATGATGCATTTTTACGTAGAGATAATAGTTTATTTGAAAGACAAGTAAATAATATTTTAGATGCTAAAATGATAATAAACCCTAGAGGTGATGATGCTGCTCAAGATGGTAAATGGGGTGTTACTATAATGCAAGATGGTAAAGAAGTGGAGTTTAGAGGAACCATTGAGAAAATTAGAGAAAAACTCATGGCACCTATAATAGAAGGTGAAGGTGAAGATGCTAAAATTGCTGGGTATGCAAACAGATCTTTAGTATCAGGTTTATATACTAAAACTAGAGATGCTTTTATTAATACATATAACCAAACTAAGCAAAATGCAAATTTAACAGGTAATGATGCATCATTTGCACCATATCAAGATTTATATAATAATATGGTTGGTCCTGAAAATAGTACTAATACTCAAATGTTAGGATTAAATGCAGCAATGACTACAGTACTTGGAAATCATAGGGAGACATATGATCTTATGAAAGCTAATTTAGAAAGCAGAGGTGAATCAGGATTTGATAAAAATGCTAAAATTCTTGCTGATGCTGGTTTTCCAACTATTATGAATGATCAAAATCAGATTATACCCAAAGCAGAATACTATGAATTAGTAAAAGAAAGAATAGATGCTGGAGAAATAAAAAATCCAGATCTATGGGGATGGGATGGAAATGAAAATGAAAAATATAAAAAGTATTTATATAAAGAAGTACCTAATCCAAATTATACAGGTAGTAATTATAGTACTTCAACTTTAACAGTTCCTCTAACGGATGCTCAGGGTAATCACATGATAGGATTTGATGAAGACGAAATTAGATCTGAAGCTAATGAATACTATGATAAATTGTATACTTTATTTCAACAGGGATTAATAGGAACACAGGGAGATCTAGCTACCGGTACAGTAGATTCTTTATTAGCTGGTTATGGTGATAGTTCAGATGGATTACAAATGTCACCTACATATAGTTATACTCTTAATCCATTAGTAAATAATCCACAAGCAGATGCAGAGCTAGGTAATTTATTAGATCAAATTAAAGAAATGGATTTATCTGGAAAACCTTATGGTCTTTTTACAGGTTCTATAGATAACTTAGACAGTGATGAATTATTTAAGGATGATCCTATTGCTACAAAAATATGGAATCTTTATAGAGAAGATTTAAACACTGCTTATAATAATCCTAAAAGATCTAATTCAAATGCAACTACACCTAAAAGCAGATTTGAATACAAACCTATACTTGGTAGATCTCAAGATGGTAATAAAGTAACATTTGGATATAAAATTATGCCAAATAAAGAATGGGGAGCTTCAAAGAAAAAAGGAGGTGCAGATGTAAGTGATCAATATGGTGCATTAACTACAGATGATATTGCAAAAATGAGTACTGATGGTATAACATTTTTATTTAATCAATCAGAAGATATAAATGTTAAGGCAGAAAGGAATTCTTATTATTCTGCTATTAATACAGATATAATAACTAGTGAAAATGGATATGCAGATTATACAGTTCCTGATATGATAACACCTACAGCTAACTATAGAGTTTCAAGAGTAAATAATAATAAATATATGGTTAATTATACAGTTAATACATATGTTCCTTATAATCCGGAAACTAAATTAGGAGGTACATACACATCTTCTGAGTTTACACAACCTGTAGATATGGAGTTGGGAGTAAGAGGTATGGATTCTCAAATAAATTCATTACATAATTACTTTGTAAGTATAAGAACACAAAACAGATTAGCTAGAGATAAAGATCAAAAGGAATACGGTATAAAATAAAAAACTAAATGGAGAATCAAGCGAATACATCTTTGACAAATGCTGTAAATAGTAATCAAAGACAAGAATCTGTAATTCCAACTGATGGATTTAACTTTATACCTATTGAAGAAATGTTTGATGGGCCAGAAACTCAGATAGCTGATGTATTAGCTACTGATCCTGGTGCAATTGCTAATGTTGGTGCATATAAATCAGCTATAGATAGATATGGTATACCTGCTATGGCAAGTTTAGGTGTAGCAAGACCAACTTTAGCTACTGGTACATTTGATCCAGTTGCTCAACAAAATCCTCCTCAAGATACATATAATACTGTTTCTAAAATTTTAAAGGCTGAGTCTAAAGGACCTGCTGCAGACGTTGTAGATAAACGTTTTGCAAATATTAGACAAAGTAATTTTATGAGATACTATGAGCATCCTGATTTTGCTCAGCTAGGTTTTACACCCTATGCTGATATGGAAGGATACTATAATGCAAACTCTACAATTTGGGATGATATGTCTAGAATGCGTGGTGAGTTTAGTAGTTTAGTAGGTTCTGGATTTTCAAGTGTATATAGATCTTTAGGAGACATGTTTGATGATGATGCATATTTTTCTGCACCAGATATTGATTCTGCAATGGAGTTTGAAGATGCTATGGCTATTGGTAATTCAACAAGAGGCGGTGCATTAGCTTTTACAAATAATTTACTTTTAAATAGTGGTTATACATTTGGTATAATTGGATCTATTGCTGTAGAAGAATTGATACTTGCTGGTGCAACATATCTTTCTGGTGGTGCTACAAGTGGGCTTGCTGCAGTAAGAACAGCACAAAATGCTGGTAGAATTGTAAAAGGTGCAAAAAACTTTTTTAATATAAAAAATATGCAGGCTAGCACAAGAGCATTGCTTAATCAATTAAAAAATTATGATGCAGCTAAATCTTTCTGGGCAGCAGCAAAGTCTGGTACTAAAGTAGTTGGTAATATATTAACACCACAAACTTATTCTGCACTTAAAAACTTTAAGACTGCTAAAAATGCTACACAAAATGCAAACAATTTAGCAAAAGCAAAAGCAGGATTTGGTGGATTTTATAGAGACTTTAGAGCAGTAAATTTAGCATTAGCTGAAAGTAAGCTTGAAGGTGGTATGGTCTACAATGAACTTGTAAGAGAAGGGGTAGATATACAAAAGAAAAAAACAGGTAATGTTACACCTGAACAAATGGCACTTATACAATCTCAAGCAGGAGAAGGTGCTTTTTATACTACAATGACTAATGCTCCATTAATTTTTCTAAGTAATCAGATTGTATTAGGAAATGCAATGGGTGGATTTAATAGATCATTAGGTAGAGTTTTTAATGATACATTTAAAAAAGGTTTAAACGGAAGATTGTTTAAAGGTAAAGGTGTAAAAGATGCTGTTACTGGTAAAATCAAAGATGTATTTGAAGATGCGGGACCTGGGATTAGAGGTTGGTGGACTAAAGTAAAAGCTGGTGGAATTAAAGGTAATACCGGAATGGCTATATCAGCAACAGCAAGATACTTTGCAGCGAATGTAGCTGAGGGTTTACAAGAAATAGGACAAGAAGCTATTGCTGTAGGTACTAAAGGTTACTATACTACTGTAATGGAAGATCCGTTATCAGGTGGAATAGCATTACAAAATGATATGATACGTGCTGGTATGGGCTCTCAATTTAGTGGACAAGGTGTAGAGACATTCCTATCTGGATTTTTAATGGGGGGAATTGTACAAGGACCTCAAAAACTAGTATTTCAAGGAATGCCGGCTTTATATAATAGAATTAGTGATCCAAAGGCATTTAAAGAATATCAAGAAACAAAGAAGAATTATGTAAAGGATTTAGTTAAAGTACATAATGAAGCATGGAATAGTTCAGTTGATAATCCTTCTTCTTTGTTTGACCTAAATGAATTAAACTTTAAAATTCAAAAACAAGTTGCTGGAGCAATGAAGGAAAATGCTTTTGCTCAAGATAGATTTGGTTTTACAGATGAAAAAGATTTTGGAAAGTTTCAACAGCTTTATACAATTTTTTCAAACGGAACATCTAATTATTTTAGAACTCAGCTTACAGATTTTATGCAAATGAGTGATGAAGAATTAGGACAAGCGTTTCCTGGTCCAAAAAGTGATATTAAAAATGGTAAAGCTAGGGAAAGACTTCAGAAGATGATCAATAACCTAGATAAATTTGAACTTAGTTTTGAGAAAAATAAAGATAAATTTACAAATCCTTATGATAGAACACAATATGATAAGGGTTCTAGAGCATATATTCTTGAAGCTATTAAAGAAAAAGCTTTTGAACATATTACATATCTTCAAATGTTTACTGAAGACGGGTTTAAACGTGCAACAGAAAGACAACTTGGTATTTATACTAAGTTGAGTAATGAGCCATTATTTGAAGGAATGGCAGCTAATGATATTACAGTATTATTAGATATAGACTCTATAAATAATGAAATAGGATTATTACTACAAGATATTGCAGTTCAAGATAAAGAAACAAGTGAAGGAAAAAAAGCTATAGAAAAAGCAACAAACAAAATAAAAAATCTTAGTGCTATTGAAAAAATATTAAATGATCCAAAAAACCTAACTAAGGATGGTTCATTTGATAGAAGAAAAATAAATAAATTAACATCTGCTTTTGAAAAGTATGTGCAGTTTATGGCAAATTCAACTAATTCATTTGTTGATAGATCAAAAATGCAAGATGCGCTTAAAGAAATAGTAGATTACAAAGCATTAAATGGTAGAGCTAAAGTATATGATAAAGCTATTGAGTATTTAAATAATCCACAAAGGCTTAGTGATATTGTAGATAGACAGATAGAGGTTAATAAAAATATATATAAGAACCTTAGTAAAATACATAAACAACAAATAGAAAAATACATTAATATAAAAGAAGCTAATGTATTAATGAATAAGTTATTTGAAGCTGGTTATGTTGGTGATCCTGAACAAGTTAAGAAGTTTCTAATTTCTGGTAATGTAAATGAATTAAAGAATTTTTATGATGACCAGGGAGATATAGATCCTAACTTAGATAAAGTAAAGTATGATCAAATCCAAAGACTTCTTGAGACGTACAGAAGTATGTCAGAAAAAACTGATGAGTCAACAGACACAACTGAAGAAAAGGGTAAAGATGTTGAAGTAAAGGAGACAAAAAATAATCAAGATGAAATTTTAGAAGACGCAAATATAGATGTTATATTACCTGATGCAAATAATAGTATATTATTACAAAAATTATTGGACAGACAATACAGAAAGTATTCAGGAACACAGACAGTACTTGGTGAGACAGTTAAGACTTTTGAGGAATGGAGAAATACAGAAGGTCTAAACTGGCAAAATTCATTTAATGCATTAAAGAAACTATGGATATCTGGTAAGCTACCTGTTATGGATGCTAAAGGTAATCCTATATTTACTGAGTTATCAGATGCAGACATAAAAGCAGAAGCAGGTTTTGATCAATGGTTGAGAAGCAGAGAGGTTTTAGAAAATCCTTTAGTAAGAGATATACTTCAAGCAGCGGGTATTCCATTAAATGAAATGTATTATACTGAGCCAGTTAAATCTGATCCTACTCTTGTTACACCTAAAGTTGCAAATGAAGATGATGAAGATAATATAGATCCTGCTAATCCACCAAAACCTAGAGTTTTTCAGGAGGGGACTATAGTAGATGTATTAAAAATAACAACATTCAATTCTCAGGGTGAAGTTGAAGCATTTTTTAAATTAGTTGATAAAAATGGAAATAATGTATCTCCAGAATTATTATTACAAATAGGAATTACCCGTAATGCATTTAATAATTCTGGTACTGCTATTGCAAGTATGAGAAAGTTAGATAAGCGTGCTCCAGATAGTACTCCTTTTCCTTTTGATGGAGTAATGTTATTTCAGGGACAATTGGTTTATGATAGTGATGGTAAAGAATATAGAGTTATAAGTACACCAAAATTTGTACAAGGAGGAAACCTGCGTTTAGTTCCTAATAATTTTGAGGGCAAACCTGTAACATTACAATCTGGTCAATTTAAAAATTCATATACTACACAAGAAATAAAATTTGATCTGCTACCGTCAAATGTAGCTAGAGTAAATATAACTGATATTAATAAAGTATATCCACATGCTAATACAGATGAAAATGGTAAAAGAGATTATGAAGGTGCGGATGATAGATTAAATATTATACTAGATAATTTAACTCAAGAAGAGATTAATACTTTAGAACTTGTTATAAATGTTAATAATGAGGGTGGTAACAATATTGGAAATTATGTTATAAAAGGTAAAGAACAAAACCCATATGTTACTATAGTACAATCTAAGTATAGCATAGGGCTTTCTATTCCTAACGGGAAGATAAAAAATAGAATTAATAAAATATTAAAAGATAATGGTGTACCTATCACAGATAATGCAGATGGGATATTTGCATATATTCCTAATGGTAACATACAAATAAAAGACGTTACTTCTTTAGCTAATATGTCAAGAGAACAAGCTCTTAATAGTATTTTTGTAAGCCCTGAACTTAAGGCTACATTAGATCAAAAACAAACTTTAGAATTAGTAAGAAATAATTTTGCACTTAATGCATTGTTACTTGCTTATGCAGATAGTAATCCAAAATCTGTGATTGGAATAAATCAATTACCTTTTGGTTTAAACTTTATAACACAAAAGGGTGGTAGATCTATTGATAATAGTAATACAAGATCTTTAAAAGATTTACGTTATGAGCATGCTGATGAAAATGGAAGCTACTTTATATTTGATTTAAAGAGAAAAAAAGGGTCAAGAACAATAGAATATATTACTACAGCAGAAGAAAATGTTAAACTATATAATAAAATAAAGTCCAGATTACAAAAGGATTTGATGTGGGATAATATAATAACTGGTTCAGATAGGTATGTGGCTATAGTTCAATTACCAGATGGATCTTACAGACCTATTAATTTAAAAGCACGTTCATTAACTAAAGATCAAAGAGGTTCTTTAGCTGTTGATCTTGTAGAGCGTGCACAGAAAACAAAAAAGGAAAATCTAGATAAAGATGGTAAAGTAAAAGATGAAGCTTATAATAGAGATTTCAATGATACTACTGTACCAGATAAAGTTTTTATTTCAAGTAATTCTGATTATAATATTTCATTGCAAGTTTCTCCGTGGGGTAAATTGCAGTTACAATTATTTGATAAAAATACTTCTAAACAAGTAGGTCAAACCATTACAATAGATATACCTGCTGCAAATAGTACATCTTTTGTAAATCAAAATTCTGCTACTGGATTTATACAGTCATTAATAAAAGATTTTAATAATGATGCCGACATTAAAGCAACAAAAGTTACTTTATCAAATAAGAACTTTAGAGAATCTTTTCCTACAGCAACATCTGCTAATGAAATTATTGATTTAACAACAACTAATGTAAGACCTGAAGTAGTATTAAATAGTTCTGCTAGAGCTACAGGTGAGTCTTCTGCTATTCAAGCTGAAATAGATAAGGGTAATATAAAAGAAGATGTAGTAGAAAATACTGAAATAGATGAATCTAATTTTACTTCAGAAGAAGCAGAGTTTAGTTTATTAGACTTAAGTGATCTCGCATTTGCTGAATTTGCAGCTAAAGATTTCCTTACACTCCCTTCTGAATTTATTAACCATATAGCAAATAAAATTGTTAAAGAGGGTGTAGATAATTTAACATCAAGAGAAGTAGAAGTTTATAATATGAGAGCTGCTACTATTAATGTAATGGTATCTCAAAGAGGTGGAGAAGGTTTACAACAAACTAGTGGGGTTGAAGCTTTTTCTAGGGTAGAAGGTATTTATACTTTTGAACAAAAGAACATAAAAGGAGGTATTGTAAATCAAATAATTAAAAACAATGAAAATGGATCCGAGATAATAAAAGCAACAAGTCCAGATGGATCTGTAAAATTCTTTTTAATTGGTAAGTTTGAAGGAGTACCTAACCAAATGAATGGTCTTGCTACTTCTCAGAAGGAAATAGACGCTGTATTAAATCAATTAGGAGTTAAAGCTCAAAATTTCTTAGGACTTAACACTAGTGAGCAAGTTTCAACATCTAATCCAAATCAAAAGTTTGATGATGCTGTATCTACTATTGAGGAACAGATTCAAGCTTTAAGAGATCCTGTTACATCAGAGGTTGCTGATAAAGATAGAGCTAAATTCCAGAGTCTTATTACTAAGTTATATGAAGCAAAACGTGCTGCAAGTAGAGGTAATAGTACACAACCTCTTGGAACTAAGACTAAAAATAAAGACGTGGATGGTAGTACCATATATTATGGTAAAGAAGCAAAAGCTGAAGAAGATAACTCTATAGAGAATTACATAAAGATAATAGAGAAAAGCATAAAGAACGGAAAGATAACACAAGAAGTAGGTAGACAAATGGTTCTGAATAGAATAAACAAGAACTATGATTTTACTATGGACAAAATGGGTATCATAGTTGACTATATTCAAGATAGATTAGATGATAGTATTCCACAAGTTGGAAATAATAAATCTAGCTGGCAAATGTTTAGAGACGGTAAGCAGCCAGCAACACAACAAATCAATAATCTTGAAGATATAAAACAACAACTTGAAACTGTTAAGACGCAGCTATTAGAGGGTGTAGCACCTAAAGATAGAGGTAAGACTCTTAGAACAAGTGAAGAGTATCAAAAATTATTAGCTCAAAGAAAAGCAATTGAAAAAGAAGCTAATAAAATTATGTCTTCTTCTGATTTTAGTTTGACAGATGTAGAGGATATAGATGTCTTTACTGATTGGGCTGCAAACAACTTACCTGGTTATATGAATATATCTGATATAACTACATTAGGTAATAATTTAAAAGCAGGGGGTGTACGTGTTGGTGCCTTTGTATTAGGGTTAAATCATGTGGCTGGTGGACAAAAGGTATCTGGAACTATTTATACTGGTGCACTTTCTCCTTATAAATATCATGAAGCTTTTCACGGTGTATTTAGAATGCTACTTAGTGATGAAGAAATAAAAAGATATAGAAATATTGCTAGAAAAGAAGTAAGAGCTAAACTTAGAGCTGAAGGAAAAAGCTTTGAGAAAGAACTACAGAAATTTAAAAACTCTGCAGATACATATAGTAACATGACTAGGCAAGAACTAGAGAATCAATACTATGAAGAATATCTAGCAGATGAATTTAACAAGTTTAAAATAAACCCTAAGAATACCAATACTGATGCAAGTGTTAAATCTTTATTTACTAGAATTCTAGATTGGATTCAGTCTGTATTTAATTCATATTCAAAAAATGAATTGCGTACTCTATTTGAAAATATTGATAGTGGTAAATTTAAAGGAGCACAAATAGCAAATAATGAATTTACTACAGCATTAAACGTTGGAGCTACAATAGAAGCAAATGCATTAATACCTTATAACTCAATAACTGAGAAAGGAAATTTAGGATTTATTTATTTAGAAAGTGATATAGCAGATCCATTAGTCAGAAATATATCAGCTATGTTTTTACAACGTGTATCTAAATTAACAGAATCTTATAACCCTAAAAATCAAATGGATTCTGTATTGGATGACTTTGAATGGTTATACAGTATTGATAATCCAATTAATGAAAATAAGACTGATCTGCAGAAGGTGAAGTTAAATGAAATACAATCAGCGTTTGATAATTATAGTGCCACAATAAGAGAACAAAGTATAGCATACATAAATCAAATAAGTGACAAATCAGATAATGAACGATATGAAGTAGAAGAATTTGAAGACGCAACGGGTATAAGATCTACAACAGAGTATGAAAAGGATGCATCAATGATTGGTGGTTTTAGATCTCTATCTAGTCAACTTAGAGCTTATATTGCAACAACTTCTGTAGAAGCAACAGATTACTTTGGAAATGTAGAATTAACAAATGGTGAGCCATTAATAATAGCTGTTGATTTTGTAGAAGCATATAATGGTTTATTAAAAGCTGTAAAGAATTTAACTGACCCTAAACAGATACTTCAAAGTATGTATTTCTTTGGGCAAGACAATTCAGAAACTGGAGCTATAGTACAAAGAATTTTAAATGATGTTGGAATAACCAAAGAACAGTTATTAAAAGATAATGGTATACCTACTGAAATACAATCTCCTCTTTTATTTCAATCTATACTTAAAGGTTTTGAAAACTTTAGGGTAGATTATTTATTTAATGAAAGAGATAATGCTGGTAATACTATAGTATACTCTGCATCTGAAAGAGATGATGTAAATTCTCAATTGGATAGATGGAACCAAGGTTTTATAAGTAAAAGAAAACAATTAATCATTGATCCTAAGAGAAAGGATTTACTAATAAATTTACTTTCACAAATACAAAAGGATATTTTACCTACAGATAAAGCAATTACAAGTGCTAAACTTAAAAAAGATTCTAAGAAATATTCACAAGAATTATTTGAGCTTTCTGGTATTAAGATTAGCCCATTATTTCTTCAGTATAGTATGCTGTATAACAGAACTAATTTAAAGGAAGACCAAAGCGTTTTTCTAAAATTAAATAAAAATGAAAGTGCAGCACTGACACATGATTTAGATGGATCAGCTTACAAAGAAAGCTCTATAGCTTTAATGAATCAGTTGATACAATCTAATGAAGATATATTTTCTGTTGGTAAAGATGGTATGGACAGTAGATTAAAAAATATGTCTATAGCTAATGCACCATTTGATGAAACAATTGGAGCATCTGTATTTAAAAATCCTAATGGGGATTTAATTTATGCACATCAATTACCTACATATCATTTAAAAAAGATTGCTCAGTTAAACAACCCTGAAGCTTTAGTAGACCTTCTTGAGTCTGATCCATATTTAGCAAATAACTATTTATTGAATAGTTCTGCTTTCAAACAGTTATCATTAGAATCAAGATTGCAAGTAATAAGAGTAGCAGGAAATAAGATAGGAGATTTAATATCTACAGAAGAAGAATTAAATGATGGTTTACAGGGTATTAAACAAACCTCAACATATGGTGACTTTACTCCACAAGAGTTTGCTCTTAACTTAATAAATAATTATGGGGCTCTTTTAAATTCTAAAAGTTATAAGGTATCTAGAGTAGAGAGTTTAGATAGAGAAGGTAATAAAATTATTTCAGCATTAGCACCAATACTTATAAGAGTAATGGAAGCATCTAATACAGGTGATATGGCTGCATTACCTGTAATTAAGACTGTAGAAATGGTTAATGGTGAAGCTGTTTTAACTGAAGAGGCTGTAGATATATATATAGATAAAATTAGAACTGAGTTTGCTAGAATAAACAGAGAAGCAAATGATATAACAAAGACTCAAGAAGATATATTAGGATATACAGACGGAAGAGCACTTACATTCTTTAATACTAAGACATTAATGTCTGTGGAACAACAGACCTTTCTTATTAACGCAGCAATCAAAGCTGGTAAAGCAGGTAATATTATAACTCTTGATGATGCTTTAGCAGGAACAGTTACACAACAAACTAGTGAGGTTACTGATGAAGTATCAGGAATGACAGCATTACGAAATAATTTAGTTGATAATTTAGAAAGCCGTTTTCAAGTATTTGAACAGTTAATAGATGAATTAAAAATAGAAGATCAAATATCTAATCAAGTTAAGAATGGTCCCGTTATAGCAGCTGGAGTTAGTAGAGGAGCTCTTGTACAATCAGCTTCATTACTGAATCTTAATAATAACTTTAGGCACAACCTTAAACAGATATTCTTTAATGATGCTATAAATTCATACTCTATAAATGAGATTCTCTTAGGTGATCAGGCTGTTTCTTTAAAAGATTCAGTAGATCAAATTAAAAGAGCTAAAATGCAGAATGGTGCATACTATAGCGCATACTCAGCAATAACAGCACCAGAGCATGGAGTAATACATCCTGTAGATGATATAAGCTTAGTTACATTAACAGAGCCTCAAGACAGTGGGATTGATTTTGCTGATGCTCAAATGTATATTACAACAAAAGCATTTAGGTACATGTGGTTTGGTTTTGGAAAGTTATCTGCAGCTCAAGCAGAATTTATTAATAGAATTGAAGCTGGTCAAACAATAACCTCTGATTCAGTATTTGGAAATGAGGCTACACCAGAAGGGTATGCTAAGATGCAAGCTTTATTAAATTCAAAAAAACTTGTTTATGGTGATGGTAGTACATTTCTTAAAATGTCTGCATTTACATTAACACCGCAATATACGTCTGAATGGAATGATGATATAAAATCTTGGGTTGCTCTACCAGGAAAAGAAACACTTCATAATTTAAGATTGAAGTTAGAAGCTATTGAGAAAGAAAAAGAAACAATTGCAATTGCTGCGCCATTAAGTGCAGTTAAAATGAAGAAACAACGTGTTAATTTACTTGAAGAATTAGATAATACAGATCCATTCACTAACGGTGTTACTACATTGGATGCAAGATTTATGGGTCTTCAGCAATTAAACCCATCTAATAAATTAGAGCAGATTGATCCTACACAAATAAAACAGATACTAACTTCTGAACAAAATGATAAACAATTTGTTCCAGCATTAAATATGTCTGTTAAGGAAATTAGAACAGAATATAATAAAGCTATATCACAAAGAGTTACTTTAAAATTTAATGATAAAACGAACTTGATATTTAGTTTTGAAAATGCAATGGATGAGTTAAGTATATCTCAAGCTTCTGGTAAAATTACACCTAAACTTGCTGCATTTTTACAGTTTGCATTAAGTGGTCTTAAGGCTTCTCAGTCTAGCAGTCAAATACTAGAGTTCTTTTCTATGACTGAAGGAATACCAAATTATAATCTGAACAATCAAATAATAGTAAGAAAATTTGAACAGTTGTTTTTATCTTATTTTAGTAAAGGGGTTTTCTCAGAAAGAACTCCTGGATTAGGACTTACTTTAGTATCAGACTTTGGAAATAAAGTTTATAGAAGAGTATTTGAAATTAAAGATGGAGTACCAATTAGATCTGAAATTATAAGAAGAGCTGCTTGGCAAGGAACTGAAAATGACTTATTTAACATTGATTCATTAACACAAGAAAATATTGGCCCAGCAGGAGTTGTTGTATTAGATAGATTGAGACATGGTATAATGGAATATGACTCTAATGGTGAACCTACAGGTCAAAGGTATACTGAGATGATGATGCCAGCACACCATAAATCTGTAATGGATTTAATTGAAAATACACCTTCAGCAACTATGCCTGAAGCAATATCAAAAATGTTTGGTGTAAGAATACCATCTCAAGATAATCATTCTGCAATGAATATTAAATGGGTTGATTTCATGCCGGTGTTTTATGGTTCTTCAGCAATGTTTGCTAGAGAGTTAGTTGAGGTATCTGGTGCAGATTTTGATATTGATAAAGTTTTTGCACAGTTTAAGGACTTTTATGTAAAAGATGGAGAGTTTTTTGAGTATGGTAATAAAAATAAGCTTGAAGAAAATTATTCAGATTACATTAGATATATAAATGCTAATGTAAATAAATCTGGAACAATATACTCTGAAGCCTATTTGACTTATGATGAAAATTTAGATGCTGCTAAAATTGAAAATAGCCTTACAGAATCTGAAGAAAAAGCATACTATCAATTTTTAACAAAACAAAATATTGTTACAGATGCAGGATTAAAAGAGGCAGGTGTAAAAGCATTACAATTACTTGGCCTGCCTATTACTAAAGCTCAGTATGGTGAATATGTTGCTAAGTTTGGAGAACCATATGCTGCTCCTTTAAATAATAAAATACTAGATTATAAATATGCATTGCTTGGAAATGATAGTGTAGCATCTGGTGAAAATCCTATTTCTTATTCTCCTGCTGCTTTGGATATACTTAATAGTACACTGGCAGATTTAGCAGAAGTTTCTGATATATTTAAAAATAGAATGTTAGAAGAAAACAATGATGTAGATGACTTGGTTGGTAAAATACTTGCTTTTAAAGCAAATAAAGGAGCTTCTATTGGAGCTGCTGTATTACCTAACTTATATCTTAGTTTGCTTACTGAATATAAGATTGATTTGAAATCTCCAATTATCATAGATGGGGTAACATATGATTCATTTAAATATACTACAGAGAAAAAGAATGAGGGTGATCAAAGAAATCAAGATACAATATCCTCTCTTATTACTATGGCTACAGATAATGCCAAGGAGCGTTTGTTTGCAAAGTTAGGTTTAAATAGACATGCATTAGGTTTAGTATCAATGATGACTTCATTAAGTATACCTATTAAAACATCTATATTATTAATAAATAATCCGGTTATACAAGATTTATATTCTCAAGCATTAAACAAAAAAGATAAATTTGATCCGGGTATTGATACATTAGTAGAAAAGGAATATTTCAGATTAATTGATAAAGTAAAAAAAGAGACAGGTACATTACCACGAGGAATATCAGTAACAAATGCAGTTTTATTAGATGCTATTAATTTTCCAGGTGAAGTAACTGATGAAGTAAATATTAGTATCCTACAAGATTTTAAACAACTAGCGGATTTAAAACAATTTACAGATAAGATGGGTGCACCAACTAGCCTTACCAAAGGTCTAGGTAAAGATGTTGCAACTGTATTAGATAAGAAAAAAGATATACAAGATTTGCTTAGCGAAGATGCTCCATTAGATTTAAATAAAATTTATAATAGCAATACTTGGTATAGTACATATTTAAAATTGTTTAAGCAAGTTACTGATTATTTATTACCAGCAACATTTTTATCTGCTGCTCCGGTTTTTCAAGATATATTAAACAATGTAGTAGATAATATAGACACAAGGGCTACAACATTAAAAACAGAAGATGTTCAAAATATTGCACTAGATCTTTTATCTTATTTAAATATAAAAGGTTATCAGTATAATCTTTTACAAAACGGTACATTAAATGAAAAAGTCTTAAGTAATGATTTAATATATCCAAACTCAGATAGATCTATTGTAGATGTTATAAATGAAATAAAAGAAGTATTAGAATCAAAAGGTGAATCAAATTTCTTTATTGATAATTTTGTTATACCAGAATCTGCAACAGATGTAGGTAATGATTCAGGTCTTAACATAGCAATGGCAAATACATTTAGAAATTTATCCGCTCCTCAAAAAGTAGATTTACAAAATAGTTTTGCACAACTATATGGGTCTTTAGATACTAAAAATCAAGCTCAGACAATAATTAACTATATGATGGTTAAAGATGGATTACAATTGAGGTATGGTAGTTTGTTAGAAGCAATTGCTCCATTTACAATGAATAAATTTTTATCTCATATTAATACTGTTGAAAAAGCAGTGAGAGGAGATGTTTCTTTTGAGTCTGTATTTGGATTATCTAAAGAAGAGTTAACAAAAGAATTTACAGAAGGTTTTCTTGAGTCTAATATTAATGGATCTAAACTTTGGACTTTTAAAAGATCTTTAACAACCGGAAGTTTACAACCAGGTGTTCAGGTAAAAGACAATGAAGTAACAGTAAATTGGAATTCAATTGTTTTAGATAGAGATGCTACACCAAACTATGTTAGAGTTGTTGATGTACAAGGTGTCATCAAAACATATAAGTTAGATTCAGAATCTAAAACATATAAGGAAATAGATCCATTTGGTTCTAATCAACAAACGCATATTGGTTTTATGTTTGGCCCTAGACCTACATATAAAGAAATAAGAGCTTTTGTAAATTCTAAAAATGGAAAAAATCAAGAAGATCCATATATGGATTTTGCAATGGATCCATCAGATTTTGCAGTACAACAAGAGGTATTACAATCTGATAATGTAAATATTGAAGCAACTGAAAATAGTATTGATGTACAACTTGATCCTGAAGCAACCATGACTAATGTTGCTGACACAGCATTTCTATTGGAGCAGCTTGGTTTAAATCAAGAAGCACAAGATCAAAGTGAACTTGAAGCAAACGTTATTGATGATGTAGACACATCATTGCCTGAAGTAGATGAAGTTGAAAGTCAGTTAACTTTAGATTTTGGAATGGAGTTAGATGAGCAGTTTCCTATGCTTACAGATTTTTGGGATTCTAATATACAAGGAAATAAAGAAGCAATGGCGTCTCTCAGAGAAAATAATATCCTATCTTTGGAAGACTTTATTGAAGAATATAATAATGGTATCTATGAAAATGAAGAAGGTTTTATAGACCAAATTAAAAAATGTAATTTATAAATCATGGCTAGATGTCCTAATAAAAATACTGCTGAATATAAAGCATTGCAAGGTGTATATAAAACAGAAATTGCCACTAATAATGTTATTAATCAATGGCAAGATCTTAATAATGTAGATACGTTCCCTACTGCTTTAGAAGCAAGTGAATTTGTAAGTAATCAGAAATTATTATTTTCTTTAAAACAAAGAAACTTTTCAGATAGTTTATTAAATAATTTACGAAGAGAAAGGATAGGGCATAGTTTCCAAAATAAATTTTATATAAATAATTCAAATCCTAATACTCAACAGTATGATGAGTTTTATTTAAACAGTAATTTAAAAAGACTTAAAAGGTATTTATCTATAAATAATATTCCAGAGAATAGAGTAACAATTGAAAGAACAACGCAATCATATAGAGTAACTGTAAATGAAGACATGTTTACAACAAAAGATATGATTGAATCATCAAGAGCTTGGGATACTCCTAGAGCTAGAGCAGTAGTAATGCATCTTAAAAGAATGTTTCCTCAAGTTAATGTTGAAATGTTATCTATATCTGATGCTAAAGCTATGTATAATGAAATGCCATCATGGAAAAAAAGCAATGTTCCTTTTGATAAAATGAACTCTTTTTATGTGGATGGTACAGCATACTTAATAAAAGGAAGAGTAACAAATGAAGTAGCAATAGAGGAAATGCTACACCCATTTATAGATGCTATTAAAGTAGATAATAATACTTTGTTTAATAATTTATTAGCTGAAGCTAGGATCAATTTTCCAGAGATGGTACAAGAAATCACTGATTCATATAATAAAGAAAGACGCTTTAGTGAAACAGATAGAGATTTAGAGATAGTTACACAAGCATTAGCTAGACATTTTAGAGAAGAATATGAAACTACACCCACACGTAGATTTTCAGATTTAATAAAGGACGCATTAGAGTGGTTTATGAATGTCATAAATAACTTAAATGAATATCTTACAGGAAGAGAAGTACCAGTATCTGCAATAAACTCAGATACTAACTTTACTGATCTTGCTAAACTCTTAAATACAGAAGGTATACAATTTAAATTAGAGAGTAGGGTAAATGGTAAAATTAGATATAACCTTTCTCCACAAAAGAAAAAGGCTTTAGATATACAAAGGAATTCAGCAAATGGTGTACAAAAAATTATACTAGATAAAATGTTTCATGTTGCACAGACAACAGAAACAGATGTTGATTTTTTATCAGCAAATTTAAAAGATACATCTGATGGATCAATTGTTATTCTTAATGAAAAAGATCATACATATTATAATATAAATACGGGGGAGCAATATAACTCTGTCACAACACAGATAAAAGGTAAACTAAAAAATCAAGAAGATGTACAGATGAATCTTGATGTAGGTAATGATGTAGATGCTTTATTAGATGCTCTTATTGCTGGCGAATCTTTAGATACAGTTAGTTTAAACTTACTTACTCCTGAAATTGCAAATCAAGTATATAATCAATTACAATCTGCTCTAAAATTTCTAATGCCTGAAGATTCTATAGCATTATCACAGGTAGTTCTATTTGATGATGCAACTAAAACAGCAGGCACAGTTGATTTAATGATCATTGACAAAACCGGTAAGGTTAGAATATTAGATTTAAAGACAAGTAAAAACTCAATTTCATCTAGATACTTTAGACCTACAAAGGGTGGATCACTAACACTTAAAAAATATGATAAATCTTGGGATTTAAGTACAGACAGTATACTATTTCAACTAGGAATTCAAGCATTATCTACTAGAGAACAACATAATTTACAGGTAAACATCTATAGAAGGATGGCTGAAAACATGGGTTATCAAGTATATCAAGGTGACTATGCAGCTGCAACTGTACACTTTGTAGCAGATATTACAGGTAAAGGTAAAGATCAAAAGTTTGGTGGTAACATAAAAGAAGATGGTCTTGTTGATCATCCTCCTATGCAAAACGAAGACATGGTAAATATGATTGTACCTGAGTCATTAAGTGCTGAAAACAAAACAAGAAAGCTTGAAGAAGCTGTTGCGGATCAATATGATGCACCTTTTGTTGCAGAAGAACAATTTGAAAATGATCAAGAACAAGCAGATAATATAGATTTAAATAATTATCCTGAATATAATACTGTGCTTACTGCACTTGAGACATACAGAATAGGCTTAATTTCTAAAAGAGATGCTATGGATACTGTACGCAGCAGTGTGTTCATGGACCGTAGTGTGAAGGATATGAAAGAAGATATTGCAAGTAACTTGGCTTATATAGGTATAGCTATTAGCGAAGGACCTATATCTAGATCTCAAGCATACTCAGCATTAATGATGGATGCAATAAAACAAATTAAAGAATTTACAAAATATATTGAAGATCCCGCTAATTTTTCTAAACCTGAGTATATAACATATGCAAATAATTTTGATAGGTTTATAAAAACCTTTCAGGGTCTGTATTCGGTTGAAGAAACATCAGAGCTTAATGCAACACAAAGATCTTTATTATTATCACTACAACTTGCTTTAAATAAACTTGCAGGTAGTACTACTGATGGATCTGGTGTTATTGATCAGGCAATTTCTAATTATGTAACTGAACAAGTAAGACTAAATGCAAATAATGATTTTGGTGGAGTAGGTAGTGCATTTAGTGAACAAGATTTAATAGATATCATAGAAGGTAATGGTGTTCAAGATATTGACACTATGGATTTACAAACTAAAGATATGGCAACATCCCCAAAGGTTTTGCTTGCTGTAATGGATAAGTTGTTTAAAAATAAAAAACAAAGGTTATTAGATAATATTGGGCAGAGAAATGAAATAATTACAAAATTAGCCAATAAAGTTTTAAGACTTTCTCCTACAAATGATAGACAAAAGATTTATGATTTTATGCATGAAGGTGATGGTGAATATGTAAAAGTTATTGGTAAACAATATAGAAAAATACAAGAAGAAATAAGAAACGTCCTTTATGATAATGATGGCAAACCTTATTTATATAGAGATGTAACTGATTTAGATTCTGCATCTCAAGCAGACATAGATTATAATATAGACGTAGCAAATAAAAAACGTGCCTTTAGTGACTTTTTTAGAGCAGAAATTAAAGATGAGAGTGGTGAATTAGTTGATGGAATGTATCATAGATATACATCTGATTTTATAGAAGAAAGAAGAAGGTATGAATATTGGGTTCCTGGCACTGATAAAAATCCTTTTGGAACATGGAGACGTAAAGACTCTAGAGCAGTATCAGATAAAGAATATTCTATATATGTAGCTAAATATTATGAATCAATTAGTTATACAAAAGCTCAACGTGATGGACAAGGTAATCCAACTGGTGCAGTTGTTCGTGGTCAAGACTTTAAAGCTGTTAAAGAACAATTTATAGAAACACGTGAAGTCACAGCAGATGGTAGAGACATGACTAGTGCAAAGTATAGAGCAATAATGAATCCTACAGACGCATTAGGTCAGGCCCAAAAGGAATTCTATGAGATGTATGTAGATGTATTTGAAAATGATTTATTAAAAAAGTTACCGCTTGATTATCTTACACAGATGTTAGGAAAAACACCTTTAGTAAAAGGTAATTTTATTAATAACCTAAAAGAGAAACCTAGTTGGTTTTCAAGGGCATATGCAAAAACTGTAGGTGCTGAAGCATGGAAAATGTTTCAAAGTACATCACAACAAAGAGGTGTTGCATTAGATGAAAATGGAAATCTAGTTAGTCAATTGCCAATTTATTATGTGGGTAGTGCAAGAAGGGAAGGTGCAATAGAAGAGTTAGATAAAAGAATTTCAACTTTAAAAGATCAAAAGAAAAAAGGTTTAATTAATATTTCAGTATATAATACACAACTTGCTGAATTAAGAGGAGACAGAGCAAAATTAGTAAGTCAACCAACTACTGGTGAGATAAGTAGAGACTTAGGTGACTCATTGATGAAGTTTAGTGCTATGGCAGAAAATTATGAAGTCATGGGTACTATTGAAGATACTCTTAATGCTTTTGTAAAAGTAATTGAGAAACGTGAGTATCAACCGGCTGACCCAACTATAACCACAGGTACAAGAATAGATGGTGCTTTCCAGAAAAGAGGTATAATAAAAGGTAAAGATTCTAATATATTAAGAAAAGCAAATAAGTGGATGTCTATGACATTCTATGAAGAAGATACTATGAGTAAAGGAGCAGTAGATAAGATATCAGATGGTTTGATTCAATTGTCTTCATTATCTTATGTGGCATTTAACCCTTTTGGTAACTTTAATAACTACGTTATTGGTAGAATTAACAATAATATAGAAATGCTTGGCTCAAGATTCTTTAGTAAAAAAGCATATAGAAGAGCAACTTGGGAATTTAATAAGAGGGCAGTCCCAGATTTAGTTCAAAGATCTTCATATGTTGTAGGTGATTTAGGAGACGTCTTAACTTTTGGTTTAGTAAAAGGTGCTGCAGCTTCAACATATGATGCAAAAAAACCTAATAGTAAGTATGAGGCATTTGTAGATCTATTTAGAATGATGGATAAGATGTCTGATTTACGTGAACAAACATCTGACACAAGTAGTGGTAAAAGTTGGTTTGCTAAGGCAACTGAATGGGGTTATATACTTCAAGATGCTGCAGAATATAATGTTCAAACTAAAGTGGGCATGGCAATTTTGATGGATACACAAATTAAAAATAAAGTAACTGGTGAAACATTATCTTTATATGATGCTTTTCAATATAATTCTACAACACATAAAAATGAATTAAAAGAAGGTTTTGATACTGTAGTTAAAAAGAATGGTACAGAGATAGCATATACTGATGAGTTTAGATATAGTTTAAGAAATGAAATAAGAGAAGTAAATAAACAAATACACGGTAACTATGCTAAAGAAGATAGAGTAGTTATGCAAAGTACTACTATAGGTAAGTTAGCTTTTCAGTTTCACAAGTGGGTTGCTCCAGCAATTAGAGCAAGGTATCAAAGAGAATATTTTGATCAGAACTTAGGTTGGATGGAAGGAAGATATATATCTGCATTTAAATTTTTAGCTTATGTTAAAAGTGAAATAGTAAAAGGAAATAAAGAATTTTCTACATATAATAAAGGCTTTTTAGATGCTTATGGTTATACAGGTGAAGGTGGAAACCTAGATCAAAGAGCCACTAATAAATTATATGGGTTCTATAGAACTATGGGTGAGATAGGTATTATGTTATCTACATTTGTTCTATCTCAAGTATTACAAGGTTTACTTGCTGGTGACGATGATGATAGTGATACAACTAAAAGATTTAAAAATATCTTAAAGTATCAAGCAGATAGAACATATAAAGAACTTGTTATGTTTACACTACTGCCTGATGGTTTGACACAACAATATCAAATGTTTAAATCTCCAATAGCAGCAACAAGAACAATGGGTGAATTAGGTGAAGCTCTTTCAATGAGTTTAACAACACCACTTGGTTATTTATATTATAGTGATGAAGAATTTAAATCTAACTCTAGTTTTGTATATCAACAAAAACCTAGAAAAGGGCAACTTAAAGTCTATAAAAACTGGAAAGATGTAATCCCTGTTCTTTATTCTATACAAAAGTATGATGCGTATTTAAGAATGAACAATTACTTTATAAAATAAGACAAATTTGCAGACAAAATATTTTAATACTTAAGAGATATTATATATATTATAGTATAAACCAAAGGAATTTAAAATAACTTTAATATTTAAATATGAAAAATTATTTAAGTCTGTTGGTTTTTGTTGTACTTCTTAATTTACCTAATGCTTCTTACTCACAAGAAGCAAAAGAAAAAGGTAAATTTTTTAAAGTATTATATCAAGACTTTTTACAGTATGGTACTATCTACGGTGCAGGTGACATAAACAACTCAATAGAAGCTGAAGAGTCAACCTACTTTGTTAGAACAGGGGATGGAGATGGACTCTATGATATACCTGTTGTTGTAGATAATACACCTGACTATCCACATGATTATAGAATTGGTTTTGGTATTAGAAAACTAGCAAGGTTTAGTTATGAAAGAAAACCTAGAAACTTTTATGATGGTACAGAAGAACAGCTAGCATTTAGTGCTCCTACTTCTGCATTGAAAGGTTTAGAGTATCAGCTACATTGGGAGAAAGAACGCTGGAGAGGTGAAAACTTTAAAAATCACAGGTTCTTTATAAAACATACAGGTAAATATCACATAGTTAAAGTTGAGTCAAGAGAAGTAGGAAAGATAAACTTAGCTTACCAGTCTGCTGAAGCAAGATTAAGATTACCTATAGGAGAGAAGTTTAGTATTTCTGCAGGAGCAATCTATAGAACTCATGACCGTGCTTATGGTTACAACCCAATTGAGATATGGCTTAATGAAACTGAACAATTTTATGATGAAAATGGTAATCCTTTTTTAGATCAAGATGGTAACCCAGTTGAATTTCCATCACACCCATGGTATACTTTAGGATTTGAATATGGATACACAGATCACTTCACAACTTATACAGATGCAGTAACAGGAGAAGAAAGACAAGATTGGATTTGGAAAGATGCTGATGGAAATATAGTAGCTTATTCTGATATTGATTTTAGAGAAGGTGTGTTTACAGAATTGATGAACCGCTTCAATAGAGAAGCATTGGCAGAGATACCTGCATTTGGTGAGGTAGCACCAATAGTAGGAATAGACTTTTATCATTATAAAAGAAACTTTTGGCTGCATGCATATGCTAATTATATATTACCATACCATAGATATCTAAAAGGTGATGAGGTAGTTTCTTATTTGAATAGAAACAACTGGGGTAACGGTGGATTAATATTAGATAATGATCCAGAACAATGGGCAGACTATTCTTTTGGAGCTAATTTTGGTTGGAAAATAAATAAAAATTTAGGTATATTTTTTGAAGGGGAGTATGCAAAAATGTGGGATAGTGAATTATATAATACTTCAGTAGGATTAAACTTTTCATTTAAATAGTAAATAATGGCACAACAAACACCTCAGATTGGGGAACAAACTAAAGTGGTTTTAGATTTAAAAACAATTGGTATGATAGTAGGCTTCGTGGTATCTCTTTCAACCATGTGGTTTACACTTAAAGCAGATATTGCACAAGCAATGGTATTACCTGAACCACCCATTGAACGGGTAGAGTATGATTTAAAAGATGAATTAATTAGAGAAACTATAATGACCACCCAAGAGGATGTTGAAGAAATTAAACAAACCTTAGCAAGATTAGAAGAGCGTTTATATGAACTAAGTAGAAAATAGTCATGAAAAACTTAATACTATTACTATTATATATTTCTTGTTATACAATACATGCACAAGAATGGATAACAGATGATGATTTTGATAGTAAGATTAGTGGTGCAAATGCCTATGGAGAATCATATGCTGTTGTAATAGTAGAGTTTTATGCAGATTTTAATAAAGATAATGAGTTTAAAGAATGGGATAAACTTACAGGGGTTAAATATTATAAATGTGATATTAAAAAAGCACCTGTAGCAAAAAAAAGTTACAAAGTTAGGATGGCTCCTACTATAATAATTTTTACAGAAGGTTTTGCGTACAAAGACTATAGAGCAGGTCTTAATCTAGTATGCCCAATAGATCTTCCTGAACTACAGGAAGCAGTAACTAAAGCCAACAGTTATTAATTCTTCACAAACATGTAGTTGTGGTAAACCCATGACATACTATGAAGGGACCATTGAAGATGGCCCCTTTTTCTTTTGTACATCATGTGATTCTGTACATTTTATTCATTTGTCAAGAATAAAAATTTAACCTTCACAACTAGAACACTCTAATATATTACGTGCAAAATCTTGAGCACTACTTTGACTAAATTGATAATATAAAGTCTTGACTCCTTCATCATGTGCATATAAATATAATGCATTTATATCCTTAGCCGGAACTGATGGATGTATCATTAAGTTTAATGACTGTGACTGATCAATATACTTTTGTCTTTGTGCTGCCTGCAGAACTAACTCTTTAGGTGTAATCTCAACAAAAGATTTAAATACAGCTTTGGTAGGAAAGTCTAAGTGTTGGACAGATCCGTCTTTCTTTAATATACTTGTCCAAGTTTTCTTTGTGTTCAACCCATATTTATCTAACTCATCAATAAGAAAGGGGTTCTTATATATAGTCTTAGACTTAGCAAGGTCCTTAATAAAGTAATTAGATTTTATTGGTTCAATTCCCATAGACACAGCACCGTGGATAAATGAACTAGATTTAGTAGGAGCAATAGCCATAAGAGTCGTGTTTGCATATCCTTCACGTAAGGATCTGTATCCTCTGTGTTGGTGTAACCATCTTGATGCTTCATTTGAAAGTTCTTTTAAAGTTTTAAATATATTATTGTTTAAAGATTTAGCCGCAAGAGATTCAAACTCTATTAGTTTTGACTGTAATAGACTATGATATCCTAATACACCAAGACCAATTGCTCTGTGTTTGCTAGCAAAGTTATATGCTCTTTTAAGACCGGCCTTAACTTCAGCTTTTTTAATAAACTCATCCATTACCGCATTCAAAAAGAATACATATGTTTCTATTGCATCTGTTTTTATGATTTCATCCCAGTGCAACAAGTTTATAGACCCTAAACAACACACAAACGAGTTATATGTGTCAGTAGGTAATTGTATCTCAGAACATAGGTTAGAAGCATTAATATCCATTCCTAGTTCTTTATATGGTGTATTGTTATTAGAGTTGTCTTTGAACATAATGTAAGGATATCCAAATTCACTTCTCCTTTGTATTACTTTGGCCCATATTTTACGTTTAGCTTTGTCCCCAGAACGCATTTGTTCCAACCAATTATCTGTAACTGTAACTCCATACTGCAAGTTTTGTATTGGGTTTCCCTCAGTTCCTATATCTAAGAACTCTTCTATGTCTGCATGTTCTATTGGTAAGTATCCTGCACATGCTCCACGTCTTGCTTCTGATTGTTTACATACATCTACAACAGTATCATATATTCTAGCATAATGAATAGGACCATCAGCTAATCCTCCTGTAGAAATCTCTGTACCTCTGGGTCTTATATTACCTAAGTATACACTAGTACCTCCACCATACTTAGACATCATACCTATTTCACGTCCAGCATTTAGTATACTATCTAGGTTATCATCTACATTAGATCCATAACAACTAATTGGTAAACCCTTTTGTTTACCAAAGTTAATCCATACGGGTGTAGATAAACTATAAAATCCTTTGGACATATACATTTCAAACTTCTGCGCAAAGCCTGGCATATGTAAATATTTTTCAGCAGTGTTTGCTATATCTTTTATTCTTTGTTCCGGTAATTCTGTTATATACCCTCTTGATAAAAATTGTCTGCTATCATCATTGAGCCAGTAATACTTTTTATACTCCATATTGGTTTATTTAAATTGTTCTGTTTCTTCTTGCACCATCCCATACTACTTTTTTAGATTGCCCTAGCATTCTATATCTAGAGACTCTACTATTAAGTTTATTTCTTTCTGTATTTAACTGGGTGTTTCCGTTTGATTGTTCTGTACTCATTTTAAAATATGTCATCAATTGTTATACTTTTACTCTTTTTATTGTAATCTACACTTTTTTTGTAAAAGAAATCTCCTTCTTTGGTTCCTGTTATTTCTATATCAAACCATTCTACTGCCTCTAACAAGTCCTCATCAACATCAAAGATTGGTTTCATACCTATCTTTTCTAGAGAGTTATTAAATCTGTTTCTTATAAAATGTTGTATAGTTTCTTTAGGTAAAAAACTAAGCTCACCTTTTTCAAAGATCCAATCTAGTATATCACACTCAGCACTATAAGCTTTCATACATGCAGAGTAAATCAGATCTTCAAATTCTTTATCAAACCACTCAGGATTTTCTTTCTTAATAATGTTAATGATTTCAGCACCAAAGTTACCATGAATCTCTTCTTCTTTACTAGTAGCTTCTACAACATTAGAAATACCTTTTAATACATTCTTTTCTTTATTGAAGCTCATCATAATTAAGAACTGACTAAATAGACTTACATGTTCTATAAATAAAGAGAATAATAGAACAGATTTAGTATACATTTTATCATCCCTAGATCTTGTACCATCTAGGTACTTCTTTAGGTACTTAAGTCTACCTGCAATAGCGGGTACTTCTATAACACTTTGAAATTCTTTTTCAAGCCCAAGTATCCTAAGCAATCTTGCATAAGCATCTTTATGTCTTACTTCTGATTCAGCAAATGTCATTCCTACATCACCAATTTCAGTAATGGGCATACGTTTATACATATCAGCCCAGAATGTTTTTACATTCACTTCTATTTGTGCAATAGCAAGCATAGTTTTTTTAATAACATCCCGCTCAGCTGGCGTAATAGTTACTTTAAAATCCTGTACGTCCTCTGTAAAATTAAATTCTGTATCAATCCAATACGAATGTCTAATGGCATCTTTATAGGCTAATAATTGTGGATATTCATAAGGTAATATGTTTGTTCTGCTTTTAAAAATGTTTTTATTCATATGAAATTAATTTATGTGATGATTATATATTCCCTATAGGATATAAAAGCCACATCTCCTGGTAGAAAATGCAGCTATTAAGTAATTATAAAGTATGAAATATTTATGAGACTTAAAAATCTAATCTACTAAATTTACATAACTTACTGTTAAAAAAATTAAACCTACTTCTATACCCATCACAGGACGGTATTTTTTATCTGTACATAACACCTCACAGTTGATGAGTTTGATGCCAAAAAGAGTTTCAGTAGGCAGAAACTCTATACTAAATTTGTTTTTAAATTGTAAAGGATTTACTTCTTGCATAATTTAAATTTACTTGGTTGTTAAAAATTAATACATATTTTGTATATTATATACATAATATATTAACTTTCAGATTAACAAAGATAGAACATCTTTATCTCTTTGAGTTGTTATATTGACACAAAATTTGTATATTATTTATATAGTACTCTAAAAATACTTTGTTATGATAAAAAGATTTTTTAAAAAATTAATTCATGTTGTCTGGACATATGGGCCTAAAGATTATTGGAAGGGTTTATGGTCAAAGACTTCTGTAGATGAAAAAGCTATTGCTACTGTTAAAGAAGTTAAAAAAAGATTTAAATTAACAGCTGCTGAGCTTGCGGATGTTGCAGATGCAATCAAACAAGTTGGTAATCAGTTAGGTGACATAGATGATGCTATAAAAGGTAAAGCTAGAAAAGGCAGAAAGAAGAAACAAGTTAAGTAATGAAACTTATAATTGGTACGTATAAAAGAATATCTGGTAAAAGAAGACCCGGTGTACATAGTAAGAATGCATCAAAAGGTCAAAACGGATATAAACAACAATATAAAGGGCAAGGAAGATGAGACAAATATGTTTATTTTTACAATGGGTTAGCAATGGTAAAATTTGTTTAGGTCATTGCCGTCAAGGTTTATGTCACAAGACTAAAAGCCGTGTATAATGAATTGGGAATTAGAAATAGCATTTCACTGGCCTCACGATAGATTGGCTTTTGGATGGGATATAATTAGACCAGATAAAGAGTTTGATTATAGTACGATAAAATTATATATGTTTTTTGTTACATTAACATTAGACTTTTAAATTAAAAAAATGAGAAAAGATAAATCTTGTTTACCAATGCAAAAAGCACCTAAGAGCGCAGGTAAACTGCTTACAGTTAAAGGTGGTGAAATAAGTGATGCTGTTTTACAACAATATAAATTAGGAGGTGGAACTCACAATACATATAGTGGACCGTCTAAATCTAAAAAAAGTAAAAAGAAAAGAAAATGAATATCTTAACGGATGTATTAAGTTTAATAAGGAGAGGGGTCTTTGCTAAGAAGGCAGAACTTGATGATGTATTGGTTCTGGGTGTAAACGAACAACCAGACATGACAGGTGTTGCTTCACCAATTCCTTATAAAAGCATAAAGGTTATTAAAGTAAAAGATTTTAAGATTGCTGCTGAACATTGTGCTCATGCAAATACTCCAGAGGTTCCATCAACTAAAGGACAAGTCTATCAAAAGACAGAAGTTGATGCAACCACAGAAAAGTGTACTGTATATTTTAGATCTTTAAAGTCTTTAAGTAGTAATCTTACTCTTGCTATATCCTCTGATAATGACTATGTGGAATTTGCAACATCTGGTGAACCTAATACAGCTGCCAATTTAGGCACAGGTTCAAAAGTATGGAAAGATAAAGTAGGTGAGACACTTAACTTTAGAACTTTAACCAGCGGTGGTGGGGTTACTATTACTGAAGGTACGAATGATATAGTAGTAAATGCAGGTGGAGGTAAAAATATTATATATAATAGTGGGTTTGGGCCCATATTAACAGCTCCTAATGGAAATCAATTTAGATTAGATGTATCTAATGCAGGAGTAATAACAGCAACAGCAGTAGCATAAGTTATGAGTAATATATTAAGTAAAATATTTTCAGGAGGAGCTAGTAAACTAGTTGATGGAATAGGTGGGATCTTAGATGATCTTATTACTTCCAAAGATGAAAAACTTGCAGCTGAATTAAAAATAAAAGAACTAGTTGCAAAACATGAAGTTGAGATGGAAAAAGAAATCTCTTCTAGGTGGTCCGCAGACATGACTAGTGATAGTTGGCTCAGTAAGAATGTAAGGCCTTTGGTTCTTATATTTTTAGTTGTGTCAACAGTACTACTAGTATTTATAGATGCAGGAGTAATTGCATTTGAAGTAAAGGCTAGCTGGGTTGACCTTTTACAATTAGTTTTAATCACAGTAATAGGAGCTTATTTTGGGGGAAGGTCTCTTGAAAAAGTAAAAAAAACAAATAATAACAAATAAAAATTAGAAATTATGCCAAATAATATGACAAAAGCAGGAATTAAGTATGGAGCTAACGGTGGTTCCATGAAAAAAAAGAAAGTAGTAAAAAAAATGAATATGGGTGGAGGTAGTTTTATTCCACCAACTATGGGTGCAGGTGATGGAGATATGACTCCCTACCGTACTGGAATGGATGTAGCAACATTAGGTAAAGAAAGAATGAATTCATATGCTGCAGGTGGAGGTCTTATGGGCTTTGGAGAAGGAGGAGATGTAATGGAAAAATCAACTTATGGTAATGGTGGAAGCACTAAGAGAGGTAATAAGAGGAAGGGTAAAAAACCTGGATCTAGATTAGCATATGATTGATTAATTAATAAAACTTAAAATTTAAAGTTATGGGCAAAAATGCATCATTCCCTATGCAGGGAGAAGTATTCAAAAGAGAAACAACCAATGGGTATTATAACCCAACTACTGTTCAACAAGCATTACAAAGTGCTAAGAACAAAAAAGAGGTTGCAGCAAGAATAAAACTTGCAAAAAAAACTAATGTAAATCCGCCACAAATGTCTACTAGAGCAGCAGAACCTGTTCAATCAGCAGCTTTTAAATCAGGATATAGAAACAGTTAAGAAATATGGCACTACTAACCGCACAACAAATATCACAAGCTGGTCTAGAGCCAGTATATTCAACTCCTACAGCAGGGGGTGATCAATTAGCTAATACAAGTATAGAATTTTTTCATGTAAGAAATGAAGGAGCTGTTGCAATGACTGCAACTTTAGTACCTTATGTTACTACATATGAAGATGCTTCATTAGGACAATTAGTTAAAGAGAGTGCGGTATTAAATCTGGCAGCTGGTGAAGAAGGATTCTTGGGTCCTTTTGAAATAGCAGCTTTTAGTAGCACTGAAGGTAATATAACAATAACATGCTCAGCTCAGACAAGTGTAAAACTTGCAGCTTTGTATTTATAAATAATTAAATCATGAGTGTATATACACAAGAAGTTTTAGGCTTACTTAGAAGAAATAAGAAAAAGAAAAAGTTAGACAAAATCAGAGATCACTTTGAGTTTGGTAAACTTTATCAAAACAGTACCTTAAATACGGGTGCTGTTTATCAGCCAACTATGGAACCATTTGTAATTAAATGGGGAGACTTTAAATGTGCTACGGAAGAAGGAATGGTAAGACAAGATCCTACCGGCACTCAAGAACGTTATGTTACAATGTGGACAGATCCTGTTTTTCAAGGAGATTGTAATACTGCAACTATAACTAAAACAATAATATCTCAAAACGCTGCTGGAGATGAAATTAATATTGCAGGAGATTTAGATGTAGATAATAATTTAAATGTTGATGGTAATGGTGTTATAGATTTACAATTAACTGCTGGCTCAGCAAATATATTAGACCTTACTGATAACCGTATAGTTATAGTGGGCACAGATGGTGAGCTAGAAGATGATGTTAACTTTACAATGGATGGAACTACTTTTACAGCAAACGTAAATGTAGTACATGGCACTGATGTACCAGCTGGAACACCAGCTGAGACAACTACAATTAACTCTAATCTTAAATTAGAGGGACCTGTATATGATTCATTGGGCGCCATAGGTAGTTTAAACAAAGTTCTTGTTGGTTTAGCAGATGGTAGAGTAAAGTGGCAAGATGATGATGTTGTAGAAGCATTAACATATGGATCACTATGGCAAGGAGATGCAACTAACTATAAAGTAGAATTACCAATTGGTACAGTTAATCAGATTCTTATATCTGACGGAACTACATTTTCATGGCAAGATGACCCATATGTAGATGGTAGTGGTACACTATATAGGTTACCTTTATGGACACCAGATGGTGATTCATTAGGAGACTCTATTTTAATACAAGATGGTGATTCATCAACACCTGCTACAAAAGTTACAGTAAATGGTATAGCTATAGTTGAAGGTGATTTAACAGCAGAAGTTAATGCTTTAGTTAAAGGAAATATTGAAGTAAATGGTACAACAAAACTAGATACACTAGTTAATGATGATACTCTTGTACAAGTACTTGTAAGAGACACTGCAAATGATAATCTAATTAAATTTAGAGATGCGTCTTCAATAAAACCACAGGTTGGTTTTGATACATTAGCTATGACACCTGATGGTTGGGCATCTGCTGATGGAAACTTTAATGCTTTTGTAAATCTAGATGATACAACTACACCATTTAAGAACATAAATAATATGTCATGGCTTGTTGATGGTGACAGAGTGGTTGTTATTGCAACAAATAATAAAACTGGTACAGTATTAGGTAATAGTGTTATTAAATTTAAAGACTGGGTATATCCAGGAGCAGGTGGTAGAACAGTAAACAATTTTGGTTCATGGGTTGCATCTGCATCTGATCTAGCATATCCTACCGCTTCCGTTTTATACGGAGAAAAACTTAAGTTTAAGGCAGAAATGTATGATGTACCATCTACTACAAAAAGTCAATTAAATTGGGATGCGTGTTGTAAAATATATTCATCTAATGAATGTCCATCAGGATCAAATGGATCCGGAACACTTGCTGAAGATACTGTCTTCTTTGGAACTTTTAATGGTATTGATGATGGATATGGAGGTTATGGATTGACATATTCAATTGTAACTCCACCAACAAACGGTACTTTAGTTATTACTAATGCTAGTACAGGCGCTTTTTCATATACACCTAATTCTAATTACTTTGGTACTGATACCGTGGTATGGAGAGTATTTGATGGATATTGTTTTAGTGTTAATTATAATTTTGTTTTCACGATTAATGCAGTGGATGATAAACCAATATGGACGTCCACTGATCCTGTAGCTGCAAATACATATCCATCCTTAACAGGTGGTGATGTATGGACTTATAATTGGACTGTAGCAGATGATGACACACCTTGTGGTAGTTTAACTTTTCCAAGTCAAACAATACCAGCATGGTTAACCTTTACTAATAATGGTGATTGTACAGGAACTTTAACAGGAACATATCCTAATGCAGGTGGTAATTTTGCAGTACAACTAAATGTAAGTGACGGAACAGATACTGCATCACAGAATTTTAATATTGGTGGTTTAGCAGTAAATAATGATACATATTTTGTTACTTGGTTTGATGCTTCAGGATCCATGAACACTACGGGTGATATACTTGCTGCAAATTCAAGTGTGCCAACTATTAGAGCTCAAAGTAATGGTGGAGGTACAGGAACAACTTTTATGACCCTGCTAGCTGGAGATAACTTAGCTGATCAAGGAAAATATATAGATGATTCTGGAGGAGATGGTTACAATGCTTATAGATTAATAGTAGCTGGAATGACAGTTTCCGGTACTGGCATAACAGCAGGAACTACAGTTTCTTCAATCAGTAGTACTACGGTTACTTTAAGTGCTACACATACTGCAGCAGCAAATGCCGTAATTACTTTTGCAAGAACTACAGCCCAAAAATCTACAGATTATGCAGATATAAATACATTTAGAAATTTACTTCAAGATTTTTATGCTACAGGAGGAACTGAAGCTTCGGGTAATACAACTTCAGCAACTAATGGTGCTGATAGATATGATTCTCATGTATTTTTTGGATGGGATGCATATCAAACCGAAGGTAATGGGGAAAGACAAATACAATACTTAGCAAACTTAGGTAATCCAATTACAACAGGAGCAGGTGCTAAATTTGCTAATGCATCTACAGTTGTTGTTATGGGATGGGGTGATGAATCAGATAATTGGTATCACCAAGGTGGTTTACCATTTAGTAACGATACAATAGATCCAGGTCTGAGAGTTGCAAATGATGTATCAGAAGTAAAATCTTTTATTTCAACTACAGAAACAGCTGCAGGAAACAATTCTATATACAGAGGTATTTGGTTTAATGTTGGTGATATTACTACATACAGGCAGATAGGGCAAGGTTTACAAAATGGTATAAGTCCAAGCTCACAATTTAGTGGTAATTGGACAAATGCTGATCTATTAGTTGCAGAATCAAGCGGTGCCCCTACAAGAATACAATATGCAGGACAAACTGGAGATGCAAACTATCCAACAGGTATTGCTGTTGCTAATAATACTGCAGGGTATTATAGAGGGGTAGTGCTTGCTAAACTACAAGATAGTGGCTTTACAACTTTAACATAACTAGGAGACGGGATAAGAATGCAAAACTTATCCCTTTTTTTTGTTGGTTTTATCTCCCATGTTAAAATTTATCCATATCATTATTATGCGTGATATAAAAACAATATATTGTTAGAATAATTATAAAGGTCCAAATCATATTTATCTTCCCATAAATATATCTTGAATCAATCTTTTTTCTGTAATATCCTCATCTATTTCTACAGCAAAATCAGTATCTGCCATAGTAATATCTAATTCAATATTGCTTTGATTTAATTCATAACCTTTAATATTGTTTGGATTTAACAAACTATTGTTTAAGCATTCTGATGTCATAAAATCATGAAAGTTTTGTTGATCATTTAACCAATCTCTAGGATGGGCCTTCTTTAATGAATTGGTAACATGATTATAAAAAGCCCATGCACTTGCATTGATTTCTGTTTCACCATAATCAAAAGATGGTTTATCCATTTCTTTTTTAAGACATGTCATTTGTTGAGTATCTAATAAATCTTCCTCAATAAACAATCTTCCCGCAAGTTCTGACTGTTGCTTGCAATTTAAATTTATTGATTTAAAAGCATCTTTGTCTGATATTAATCTTTTATAATATTTTTCACCATTTTTAATTTGGCTTGCAATTTGATTTCTAACATCCATATCTGCTGAACCTGTATGCTTTCTTTTAAAATTATACATATCTCCAGCTACCATTCCATTAGAACATACTTTTACATAGGCGCCAATAGAACACTGAAATCTTGTACTTTTATCATATGAATTTGTCCAAGTAAACATCATTCCTAATTCTTTTTCATTATTAATAGAATCATCCGTAGAATTAGGCATTATATAATATATACCACGTGCAACATTAGCATTAATATTACATGTGTATAATTGTTCTGTAACAGTAAATCCACTATTCTCAAGTAGATTTAAAGTATTGTCTATCACTGTTTTATGTGATATTACTGTATAGCTCTTACCATGGTTAGGTAAGGGTGCATTTTCTAGATAAGATCTAGATGTATTAATTGGTTTTTTGTAACCCATAGTTTTAAACTTTTAAAGTGTAAATATAGTTAATTAATCTGACTCAACAAACTAATGTCCTTTTTCTTTTAGAAATTTTCTGACACAATAGGGACAAGGTGTAACATTTTTCCTTATCCATATCAAATAATTGATAGGTATATTTTTAGGTCTTTTACCTTTATACTTACCAAAACTTAATGTTGGTTTATTATCCTCTTTCAGTGTTTTAGTTGTTCCATTTTGATTCCAAGCGGATCTAAATGTAAACTTCCTATCATCATGAGAGATAGTAATTTTTTCTTTTATAGATTTATTAACTTTAGAAATTGGTACTTTGAAATATTCTGACGCCAGTTTTTTAGACTCAAACTGTTGTCTGCTTTTCCATTCTATTATGCTTATCATATCATTGTATATTCAACAGGAGAGTCTCTTTATACAAGACACTCCTGTTAAAATAATTTTAATTGATTATTATTAATTGTAATTATACTGTTAATTTCAGATTCAATAGCTTTTAAATAATAAGATTTATTTAAATCATAGCTTTCCCATTTGGGCTCTACGTTCATCTTATTAAATATTGTTTGTAACCATTTACCTGATTCTAATTGTATTTCTCTACTATCAGTTTTATTAACTTTTATAACCTTCTTACCTTTTGTAGAAATAAAATATCTATTTATCTTTTGTAATTCATCTTCTACAAGAGTCCCATCATCCAAATATCTAGCTACTTGTTTCCAATCACCTTTTGATTTACTACCTATACAGTAATCTAATATGTTTTTATTTTTATCCAGGTAGTCTTCTGGTAACATATTGTGTACAAAATAATAATATATAGCTTTTGGTATAACTAATTTAGATTTGTTTTTATGTAATTGTAATTCATGAAAATCAAAACGTCCTTTTAACTTAACAGGTGCAAAGCTAAATTTATCTTTATCTACTTTAAATATATAATGAGGCTGTTTTTCTTTCAGCTCTCTCCATTTAGTTATGTTTACATCAATGAAGTTATTTACACCAATATAATTATTTACATCAGCAAGTACCAATTTTTGGTATTCATCATGTTCTAGATTTAGATTTGTTTTTTGTTCCCACTCTTCACATATTTCCATATAAAGACCAATATACTCTCTAGGTATTATAGTTTCCACACCGTCAGTATTTTGTAATAAGGCTACAGCATTTGGTATTCTTTCCATAATTTGCTCATATAACATCATAAGAGTCAACTGACCATTAATAGTTATTTTACAAAACAATTCAGGATCATAAAAGAAACTGTTTTCATCATTACTAAGGCCAAACGTTGAGTTAAGTATAATCTTATATACATAATTCATTGGATTGCTCTTAGGGATCTTCTTACGCTCTGTAAAGAACCATTCATATTGATTACAGAATTCATCTATAGGGAAGTGTCCTGGTGACCATTGATTCTTTATAGCTAGGTTAGGATAATAACTAGTAACATCTGACGACATTATAACCATATCTTCTGTACTCTCATATACACCTTTCTTAGCTGCACCATGAACACCACCTGTACCAAAGTAAGTAGTAACACCTTTATAGTTTACATTATATTTAAAGCTACCTTTTAAACTAGCAGAGTCTATCTCTAAAGTCTTAAATCTTTTATGTAAAGTTTTAAATTCTTCTGAGGTAAACGATACATAAGGCAATATGATATCATTAACTTTAATTGTATCTCTATATGTTCTCATCTTTCTTAAATCTCTCTTAGGAATATTTAAGTTTTTAGATAAATAATAACCAAATATTTCTTTACTAATTCTAGGTTCAGAAGCACTAAACATATTTATATTATATGTTTTTGTAAGTTCTTTTCTTAAACCTATCTGAGATTTGGATCTATTGTATATCTCTTTAGTAGACTTAACATCATTAATACAATACTCAAGGATAATATCAATCTCTTCTTGTGTATTTATCTCTGTCTCATGATGAATAGGCATATCAAGAATGTTTTCCCAATCCATACTATACTGTATCCACTTTAGACTTGAGCGCTTAGCAGGGTTATCCCAGTGATGAAGTTTAAAAACATCAATTTGTCCAATCTTCATTTTCCATTGTGGGTAATCACTAAACTCTTTAGCATTAGATTTTTGAATACAACGTTGAGCATACTTATAAACAATATTAGCAATTTCACAACCACTAAGATTTGACCAATTTTTATGGTTATCTAACATATAATGAGTGACTTGGCCATCAAAAGCTAATCCGTTATAGGATATATGCCACTCTTTGTTTTTGCAGTTATCTTCTAAGAAATTTATAAAACTATCTAAATCATTACGTAGGTCATGAACAACAAAGATTTTAGTTTCTGTAGTCTTATAGTGTTCAAACACCCCGGTAAAGCAATTAGATAAAGTTTCATAATCCATTACCCAATGTTTCATTCTTTTTCTTTTTTAAGTTTTTCTGTAAATGCCCATAATGTTCTGGGTGTTATTCCTAAAGCTTTAGCCGCTTCTTTAAAAGTTTTATGTTTTTTGAGAGCTTTGGACATTATCCTCTCCCTCATTTGAAGTATTGTTTCCATCATTATAGTTTTTAATTGCTACTTCTTTAGCATCCACTAGTAAGTCCATGATACAATCATAGATACTTTCTACAGCTTTTATTTGGTCTGTGTCTAAAGATTTATTAATCTCTTTATCATATCTATCAATAGCTTGAATTACTTGTTTAGCTCTGTATTTAGCTTTATGTTTATGTAGAAATTGCAAATTATGTGCAGTTTCAGCCATGCATTTATTTAATGCAAATAATATATTTACTTCTAATGATTCTTCTGCGCTTAGTTCAGCCATATTATTATTTATTAGTGCCAAAAAAAGCCCAAATCAATGGGCTTTCCTTTTAAGTCAATAGAGTCAACCAAGAACTATTGACCAGGTAATATAATTTTGGAAGTTTTGGTTTCTTTTACATCAACGCTTAAGAATGAATTATAATCAAATTGTTCTGCATTCACTGCAAACATATTAATAAACAATTCAATATCATTTTTGTCTTGTAAGTAAAACTCTGAAAAAGTATCAACAAGTCTTCTCTCCTCTTTAACAGTTTTACCTGTTTGTTGATTAGGAGTTTTTAATCTTACAGGTTGACCTGATTCATCTAGTTTTGGTACCATGTGGTATGATTGTTTCATAACCTTACTGATAACTGCTAACACGCTTGATGATGGATCAAACATAGCTTCTACATATGGTGAGTCACTGCTCACTGGGATAAGTGTAAATGATTTTGCATTTCTGAATGCTGAGTTTACCAGCATCATATTCTGTCCTATTTGTGCCATTGGTTTTGTATATTTATTTAATCAAAGATATGGAACTTTTTTTTAATAGTTCATAAATAATTTGACTATTATTAATTAAAGTTTCCTTTTCAATATTAGGTGGGTCACATACTTCATATATGTTTTTAATTAGTTCTATGTCAACACCTAAAACGTTTGCATATTTATCATGCACATTTTCTGGTGATAAAAACCCATCAACATATGAAGATATCTTTTCTTGTGTAGAGAAGAAGTCTAATATATCAATCTTACTGTTTAATGAGAATTTTGAATAACTACCTACTATAAATCTACTAAAGTCAGACATAATAGGAGAAAAATCAAATATAAATAAATGTTTATTTTTATTTAACTCAATATAATCTTCAAATAATTTATGACTATGCAAATAATTATAAGCAAATTTTTTAAAATCTGAAGTCATTTTAGTACTGTATTCACAAAAGAATTTATTATGTTCTATTGAGTAAACATTTTCCCATGCAATATAAGTTTGCACAGGAACATGTGTTACGCCTTTCCTAATCTTTAATAAAGGATATAGAAAGACCTTACTCTTTTGAAAATATTCAGTGTATACACCCATACTATAATTTAATCTTATTAACTAAGAAATCATAGGGTAAGCTGTAATCTTCAGAATCCCAATGGTGTTTGGCTGTTTTTAAAGCACCACTAAGGCCAGAAGCCCAGGCGGATAGAGATTCAGTAGATACCTCAAATACATAGACTTGTTTATAAACATCTATAACAACAAAATTAAAAGTAATGCTATATTCATCTTTATCATCCCCTAGAGAATCATATACTAATTTAGAATATATAGCTGCTTGTAACCAATAATTATAAAAGTCAACTGTCTCTCTAAAATCCGCAACAGTTTTCCCTGTGGTTTTTAAATCACATATTACAACTTGTTTTTTGTCTGTATCTATTGTATAATGATCTACGTAGCCATGTAAACCAAAAGGATAATCATCAAGTTCAGTTTTTAAATACTTTTCACTAAATGATTCAAAAGGATCTAGATCAAAATCTGTTTGAACTTGTTCAAATAAATTCATTACATCTTTATTTTCCTTTATAACAGATGCTTTATCTTCACATTTTCTTAATGTGTCTTGATCAATAACATCAACGTTACTATTGCTTAAGAATTCCCAGTAAGGTGCATGATCTTCTTTTATAATCTTAGCTATTCTTGCCTCATCTGCTTTAAGAGATTGATATAAGTTCATATCTCTAAGAGAATCTAGCACCACATCATCTTCTACATCTGCTAACTTTCTTTTATTTGTATTTAAAGACATGACTTTTAATACCTTTCTAACACTATCTGATGGTGCTTTACCGGGTACAATGTTAAACTTTTTATCTAAGTTCTCAGGTTCAAACACTAAACAATGTACAAGCTTACCTTCTACTAAATGTTTATCTGTTCTAATCTCTTTGTCTAATAATATATAGTCCTTGTAAAACAAGGATGGTGAAAATAATAATTTATTAAGAGAAGAATAGCTAAACCTAAAGGGCTTAGCATAAAATTCTCTTTCTTTTTGTGTGTCTCTATTCATCTATATGTTGTTGCATTTCTTCTTTTATATTTAAACAATCAATTGGCATTTTAAATACATCTGAACTATCTCCAATAATACTACCTAGTATATTATTATATAAACGTTCTCTTGTTTTATTCAAAACAAAGGTAGTTAATTTTCCATCTTCTATCAAGAATTGTATATATCTATTATATGAAAATATCCCTTCACTTATACCGCCTTCATATTTTTTCATTCTTTTTCTGAATGTTTTAATATTAACCGATTGCCAATTAGAGGAATCCTTAAACCATTCATAATACCAATAGTATAAGTAGCTTACTACATTGTATGATTTGCTTATATTACAATTTGCAAGCATCTCTACTGCTAATGATCTAGTACCTACATCTGCTGATGTAAGCATTTCTTTTATATTTTTAAATTGATCATCATTTATTATAGCAAGATCTTGATCTATAATATCAGATACATCAGTATCAAAAATAATTTTGTCTGTATGTTCTATAATAGAATCTATTTCAGCAACCATTTCTTTTTTTATATATACTAATCTTCCTTTGTCATCAGGAAATGTAAAATCTGTTAATTGAAGTCTAGTTTGTGTATTATAATGCCAGGGCTTTTTTATTATTATTCTACAGTCTTTAGGTAATCCTTCTACTATTTCTTTTACTCTGGTATACCCACTTTCTGATAAATATTGTTTATCTACAAGATGTTTAAAGAATTTAAAAACAATTGGAAATTCATGAGATGTATCCCAACTCATATCAAATTGACTTTCTAAAAATTTTGTTGATACAACTCTATAGTCAGCATCATTTATTTTTCTTGTAACTTTTAAATTATACTTTTCTTTTAATAAGTCAACTTTTTGTGTTGGTAATGTTAACTTAGGATATCTATATATTTTTTTATCTTGAAGATCTATTTTGTGACCTGTTTCTGGTAATAAATATTCTCTAATAAAAGATTTATTTATACTCCATCCTGTACTTTCTCCAACAAAATTTCCTAATTCTGTTACAGTAAAAGCTGTACTAGTAAACTTTCCATTAGAAACATTCTCTGGATCTGCACTTAATGCTATTTTATATATTTTTTTCATTTCTTTATTTTAAATATTGTTGGTATTCTTTCTTCACAGACACTTTAAATGTATAAAGGTCTCTGTTATGTATACTAATCTCTTGTCTTACTATAGGTTCTAGATATCTGAATGTTGTTTTACACAATTTTTCATTTTCTTCTAACCATAGTATCATCTCCTGAGCATTTCTTCTGCTAAAGCAACTAAAATTAGAAGTTTGAATCCAGTACTGTAGATCTTTATCTCTATTGTCTGCATATGTTATTTGATCACAATCATGTGCAAACTGCCATAGTAAATGATAGTTTGATTTATAACATATAGTTGGGATAACTTTAAGTGCTAAAGCTTTATCATCACCATATGCAGCAAGTTGACTCTTTAGAGTTAATAATAATTCTTCATCCATGACTATTTTATTAGCAGACGAATGAAGAACTGCCTCAACACCAACTACACTAAGATCTGTAGTTTCAATTAAATGAGAAAGATTAACAGCCATACCAGTAAGCATCCACACATCATATAAACTATCATTCATGGTAATATCATAATATCTTACTTGATCTGTAATTTTAGGTGTTACAATACATTCTATTTTTGAAGCATCAATACGATTTAAAATGTGACTACTGCCTGCTGATTCTCCTATAGTAGTTTCATAATTCCATAATTTTGACATCATAAGAGTACTGGGAATATTATCACCATCAGCACATCTAGATTCTGGTTCAATATTATCATGACCTACTATTAAATCTGCTAATTCATAGTTATTAGTTACAGTTATACCGTGCTCTTTAAGAGCAGCTTTTAATCTATCTTGTGATACGTCACATCTAGGTAATATAAAAGCTTTCTTTTTAGTTTTAAAAGTCTGTTCATCTTCTGTAGGAACAGTTAATATGCTGTTGATTTTATCATAAGTTGTTTGGTCTTGAGTACATAATACTACATCAATACTATTTGAAGAAGAAACCAACCCGTAATACGGGTCAGCTTCCAATCCAAAGTATGTAATAGCATCATTGTTAAAACCACTATATACTGATTTATTTGCCATAATCTTATTTCATTGTCATTTTAATGATATCTGGAATCATCATTAGTTTGTTAAACTTCTTTTTATTACCATTGAAGATTGTTCTTACTATTAAATACTTAAGATCATTTGTAAAATAATCTTTTGTACATAGAGAAGTAAGTCTATCAGTTTGCTTCTGTCCAATAGTATTTTCTTTAGAATATACTATAGCATAGTTACCAAGCCTTGTTGCTAATGTAGCAGCAATATCTGCACGGTATGTGTCATCTTGACCAATACAAGATCTAAGTTCACCAAGAATATATGACTCATTATCATGTGTCAATAAATCCTTTGGACTTACTAATTTATCTAGCTTATTATTAATGAAGGTTGTAAACATAGATGCAAATTCATCACCTACACTACCTTCACCAATCATCTGAATCATACTAAGGTTATCTTCAAAGTTATCATAGCTTGATATTGCATTAAAGAAAGTTGTAATTGATCTTGCATTAGTTTGTTGAGTTACTAGTTCTGGGTGTAGTAACAAGAAGTTAATACATCTTGAATCTATACCTGCACCTTCTGCCCACTCAGCCCATACATTAACATCAAACTTAAGATTAGCAGTTACATATCTAGTCTTCTGTGCACTATCTACACTGTTAACCATATAGTCACCATTATCCGGGTTAGCTGTTAATATAATATGCCAGTCTTTAGGAAGAGTCCAAGAGATATACGTTTGTCTATCTATCAATTCCATAACTGCTTGGATAAATCTTGTATCAGCACGGTTCCAGTCATCTAGTAATAAGATACCACCGGCCTTTGCATCAGCAATCCATTCAGGTGCACAATAAGACATTCTATTCTTACCGGTCATCTTATATCCATTCTTTAGATATTCTTGTACAGCCAGTTCATCTACCCACATACCAACTTTTTTGGTAGTTGTAGTAGGCATATTAGCAAGACTTGAGCTACCTGCTCTTTGCACTGCACTTACCATAGACAAATCATCTATACTTTTTGCTGGTATAGTTTTTTCTTTATACATCTGAAATTGACGTACAGGAAAACCAACTAAATCACCCAACTCTTCTATCTGTGCTAAGTTTAGTTTTACAAATTTTAAATTATTATCTTGTGCTAATTCAACTATGGTAGATGTTTTACCAATACCTGATTCACCTACAACTTCTACTGATACAGAGTTTTTACCCTGATCTTGTAGAAATCTATTGTTCTTTATTATATGATTTACAAAACCTTTTAACTCTGTTACATTTAAATTTACTTGTGCCATTTTCTATTAATTTAATTTAATTACTTGTCCTGGTAACTCATCATTCATATCAGATATACTGCTTAAACACCATAGGGTGTTCTTTGGGCAATCTTCTGGAGGATATGCTTCACCATCTGTTAAATATACAAGAGCTGTATAAGCCCCTTTCTTTTTATTAAAGTGGTCAATAACTGGTTGGAACGATGTCCCACCACGACCATGTATTTCCCAATCTTTTTTAGGATTGAATTCTTCTACTGTTCTCAAACTAGTATCACACTGTGCTACTGTAATTTTATGGCCAGTCTTAACCATATGTGCTAATTCATTAAAGAATTCTTTTAGCTCTTCATTATTTACAGATCCACTTGTATCAACACCAACAAGGATATGATTCTTAAACTTGATTTTAAGGCCAGGATTAGCAGCATACCGTTTGTTATATTTACGTCTAAGTTTCTTGGTATATACTATACTAGAATTACCCACAAACCTTTTTAAATAACTTTTCCAATCAAATTTAGGTGGTTCAATATGAGTTAGCCTATGGATAAGCTCAGCTAGTTCACCCGGGATAGAGCCACATCTTTTCTCTGTCTGTTCTGCAGTATCTTTTAACTGATGCTCAATTTGTTTTTGCATTAGTTTTTTATCTGCTTCCGGCATATCATTTAACTCATCCCATGTACTATGACAATACTGTGAATTTCCATCCATATTTTGCATTAAATTATCTAATGCAGGACAGCTCCCACTTTGTTGTGCTTGTTCTAAAAGCTCATAATACTTTTTAGTACCTGCTTTTGTTGGAAGATTTAATTCAGGAAAACTACTTAACAACAATCCACCCGTGGGTAGCTTGCTTTCCAGTATGTACTGGTTTATCTCTAGATCTGCAGCTATATTAAATAACTTATGATCTGAATATAGATCTCTTAAAATAAGATGGCCAAATGCAATATGTAAAAGCTCATGTTTTATTAATCCAAATCTATGATCTTCACTGAGGTTTATATAAAAATCAGGGTTTATACTCAATTGTATGCCAATACCATGTTTACTTACTCCTGCTGTAGGAACAGTATCTGTGTATTGCTTATTGATACCAATTAAAAAGAGCCCGTAAAAGGGCTCTGTAAATATTAAACTTTTGGTTGTCCTTGCAACCTGGTCTTGTATATTTATCATTCTTTATTATTTATTATTGTTTCCAATATATTAATATATATATTTTGTGCAACACTGGGTTTAATAAAAGTATATATGTTTTTAGTATATAGACTATCTATATTTATTTTCATTTTTATAGCATCTATAAAATATTTTCTGCTACTAAACATAAGTGCTTTACACATTAATAAATCTAAGACATCTTTGTCTTCAAAATTACTATTGTTATAGACCTCGCATGCCATAGCTTGATCATCTGGTAAGCCATTAAACATGTTTACCAACTTAAAAAACTCTTCTGAGGTTATAATATTCATTCAAAATCAACTATTTCTATCCAGACACCTGGATTTTGTTTATCATATTTATATTTTTCAAATGCCGGTATTATAAATTCAGCATTATCATCTTCAATCCATCCATATTTAACCATATCATCTTGCACTGTTTGCGCAGGATTTATATAATCAAACTTATGACGGCTACCTCTGATAAATTCAAAAGATATCTTTACTGGTAGTTCACGTGTTTTTAATGCTTCTTTAAAATCTTTAGTGTAACTTAAATAAATATCTTTTGTAGCTTTTCTATAATTCATAGTTGCTTTACTAGCTATAAAGTATTTACCTGTCCAACGTCTTCCGTTTTTACTTGAAGGTACATTGCCAGGAATCCACCAACGCATTACTTCTTTTATTTTACCCATGTTATTTATTTAATGTTTGTTTTAATAATGGTTTTAGCATTGCGTGGACTTTATCAAAACCATGTAACTTCATAGCATCTGATATGTCTTTACATATAGTTGGTACAAAACCATTGATTTTATATGCATCAGCATATCTTTCCATAGCTTTAAGGCCAGCTTCATCATTATCAAATAAGGTTATTACTCTTTTATATTTCTTCTTTAGGTACTGTATTACATGTGGTTTTATCATTGTATTCTCTGAGTCAGGTGCTATAACTTCTATATTATAACCCATACCTTTTAAACACATTGCGTCTTTTAAAGATGAACATATAACTAAGTAAGGTTGATTATATTCTAATTGATCAAGACCTTGTAAGTATTGTTTTACTTTATAAAACTTATGTGATTTACTTTTTGGTTGATAAAACTTAAATGGTTTATCATCTTTATCAAAGTATCCAAAACACATTGTACCATTTATCTTTAAGCTCTTTATATCTGACCCATTAGTCTTGATTAAATTATAATATTCTATTGGCTTTACATTATATTTTTCCAATATAGTTTTACCAATTCTATAACTCAACCAATATTCTTGATCTTCTATACTCCAAGCTTTTATCTTAACAAAGTCTAGAGACCACTTAGGTTCTGGTACTATAGTTAAGTTTTTATATTCAGATGTTTTTATGTATTTATTATAGTCTGATACTATTTTTCTCATTGCATCAGGATATTCTATTTCAAATAGTAATTTTATTAGATCTACTTTATTACCGTTTTTACCAGTTGAGAAATCTTTAAACTTATATTGCATTATGTTCTTATCAACATATATACAAAAGCTTGGTGTTTTCTCTGATGGATTAAAGACTGATTTAATCTTTACATCTTGTCCCGTTAAAGTTTCTGATAAATTTAAATAATACTGAAATACCCATGTGCTTGGTACATCTGATCCTTCTAATACTAAATTTTTAGTGCTGAACATAATTCAAAAGTATTAAAAAGAAATGGGCTCAGCATTATACTAAGCCCAATCTTTTGATTTATATTATAGGTCAAAATCATCACCTACAACAGTAGCTGGTTCAAAGCTATTGTTTGCTGGAGGTGTATCATTTTTTACTAATTTTCTTAAATGATTGTTGTTATTAGCATCAAACTTTAAGATTCTATTAGCTTCACTATTTAAAGCTTCAAGAGGTACACCATCTTTACTTCTTTTAGGTAAAAACAGATCATTGTTTATGTAACCATCTCTGTTCTCCCATTCACGTGCACCAAGACAAGCATTGAAAAATCCAGTGTTAGAGAATAATTTATTACACTCTACCATAAATGTTTCTATTGTGTTTGCTTCTATTTTATCTAGTTCAGCTCTTTTACCAAGTGCTTCAGATAAAAATACCATAGATTTTAATACTTCTGTATCTCTAGATATTTCTGTACCACTTTGTAAAGTAGTATCTTTATATGGGTAAGGGCTAAATCTAACTCTACCCACTTGACCTTCATATTTTGGGCCATTTGGATTATCCATATCTTTTAGAAATCCATTAAATTCTCCTGTAATTGGCTCAGATTCTACATGTAATACAATATTATATGCATCTGTATCATATGGCGTTACATCAAATGATATTGAATTGATTTTGATAACTTGATTACCTGGTTCAATTACTGGTTTTGTTCCACCTGATCCGGCAGACATGTCTTTAGTACTTAACATAATTTACTTTTTTTTAATTATTAATTTATTATTTATTCTTCATATTTTTGCATGCTCTCTTTAACATACTGTAGGTCATTAGGAATGAAGTTATCCTCAAACATACCCATTGGTGATTTACATGTGTTCTCTCCATTGTTTTGAGTCTCAAAACCATATTCAAGTTCACCATCATCATTTTTATTTACTTTTCCAAATAACACTATAGAAAAGAGGCCTTCCAAAGTTAAAGTATTATCAATCATTTTACCAATTGTTTTAGCCTTGATTTTTCTATTTCCATTTATATCAGTTGAATCTTCTGAGTGTGTCAAAAAGATAACAGTTAAATTATCTCTTAGATCTTTAGGCATTTTAGCCACCATGGCTAAGTTAGCTGCAATCTGAGTAAATTTATCATAACCTTTTTCATTTGCTCTATCAAAATATTCAAAGGAGCTCATATATTGCCAGTCATCAACTACAATAGTTTTTATGTGATCCATCTTTTGATCTACATGATTAATAGCTTTCATAATCCCTGCAGCAGTAGCTGTAGAAGTTAAGTTACCTTTTGGGTTATCTTTACTAATTTGAGTATACAAACTCTTGTACCCCTTAAATGGTAAAGGTTTATTTGCTATGTTTATAATGAAAGTCTCTTTAGGATCTAGTGTCCTGATTGAGGTAGACTTTCCTGTACCTGAATCTGCAATTACTAATACGCTGTTTGCCATGTTTATTTAATTAATTTATTGATTACTTTAGTTAATGTTATTATTGATTGATTAATGTCTTCTAATTTATTTACTAATGCAGACGATGGTGTCTCATCAGGATTAGGTAAGTTAAATAGATCTGTAACTTTACCTAAATCAACAAACTTTTGACCCGGCATATCTTTAGACGTAACATCCTTAATAACTTTTAATTCACTTACTGGAATCAAATGTCTCTGGAATCCTGAGTTGCTAGTAATTAATTCATATTCTGATTTCCAATGAGGATTGTATTTATGTAAATATAATGTTCTTTTAGGATCTTCTGTATCATAATCAATACTTACAAATTCTGTATATATATTTTCATCTTTTTCAAGTTCACTAGGAAAAAAGCTAACATGTAAGTCATCCTTTCCTTTAGGCCTGTATGCCATTTTAGGTATATATAGTGCATTGGTTATACTTTCTGTTTGAAAATAATCATCATGCTCTTCTCTTAATGTTGCAACTTTTTTCTTACGTTGCTCTGGTGTTAGTCCCATTTTTTCATTTTTATTAATATTTTTTGTATTTATCATCTGCGTTCTTGTTGTCCTGGTGTATTCATTTCTTCAATTTTCATTTGTTCAAACTTTGCTTTAAAGAAACTCATACGTGCATCACCATTTCTGGCTTTCAAAAAATGTAAAACTAATGTTCTATCATCTTCTATTATGTATCTATCAGGACCATAGAACCTAATCTTTTGTTTAGCTGGTCTATTTATACCTATTAACATATCTGCATGCTGTAGCATTGCATCTGAGCCAAATATATCTGACTCAAGTATATAGTTACCATACTTACCATCTATAGCTCTATCCGGGTTATCTATATTTCTATTCAATTGTGATAGTGCAATAAATAAACAAGGATAATCACGTTTACATTGTGTAAAGAATTCACCTAACTCAAACATCATATCTAATGTATTATTTTGATATGGTGCTCTCTTTACAAGCATAGTATGATCTAAAGTAATCATAGTCTTTGCGCCTTTATGTAATGTCATGTAAGCATCTACTTGCTCACGCATTTGATTCACAGTTAAAGGTGTACTAATTATGTCTACAGGGTTCTTGACCCTTTCTTTAGCATATTGATGACATGTATTTAATGTTTCATTAGTTAATATTGATCCAGCACTACATAATTCTTTATAGGTCTTTCCAGTTAAAGAACTAAATTCTCTAATAGCTGAGGTTCTACCTACCATTTCAAATTGAAACTCTAATACTCTAAAATTATCATTAGGGTTTAGAGCAAAAGATTCTCTTATGATTTGATCTTTAATTAATGTTTTACCTGATCCAGGTCTACCACCAATTACAGTTAGAGTATTCCATTCTAAACCATCAGTAGCAGCATCATTAAACTTAGGCCATGGTGTATATATAGATTTCTCTTCACCATTAGATCTAGCTAGCATATATTTTAATGCTTCATTAAATGCGGAATATTGTCCTACCCAAGCGTTTTCTGTTTTACCCATTGTCTATTATGTATATAATACTTTCTATATTATCAATGCTATCATTACATGACTTTTTATCTGGAACCCAAGTTCCATCTCTTAGCATTTGAAAATCTTCAAGTACAAGATTTAATTTATTTAATACTTCTGTTACTTGATTCTCTGTCATACTACGTTTTCTTTAAAATGTTCATCTTCTGTAGATATACCTTCAATACTCATATCACAGTAATCTGCCAGTGTAGAATGTTTAACTCTGTGTTTATCTTGTTTACATATAAAGTATTGACTTGTTTGCATATACATATACTCTTTGTCTCTATACTCATTAACATACATGCGTGTTGCTTTTATAACATCATCCCATGTATGATCATATGTCTCAAAGAACCATCTAAATGCATCACTTAATGCTTTAACATTATTCCTTGCTGGTTTACCACTTGGTAGTTTTTTAGCAGGAAATATTTCTCTATAAGTATTTATATTATCTATAGAGTTTTTACCCATTAGTGCAATGTCAGTTTTCTTCTTTGCTTTTATAAAGTAATTATCCATTCTAACTATAAAGAGCTTTGCCTTAGATGTTAGAACAAACTTACTATCTTTTTTTTCTAGATATTCTTCATCAATTAAGTCAAGAACATCTTGTTTACTCATATATGGCAAGGAGACGCCTAGCTTGATCCCAAATAGTATCTGCAGCTGGTTTGGGGTCATCTTTGATTTTAATATTTTCTGGAACAGTTCCCACATAATTTTTTAATTCATTAATTATTTTATTATATACATCTATTGTAAACATATCTTTAGTATCAATACCATTGCTAACTCTTACACATGAGTTTATAACTGTGGCATGGTTTCTTTTTAGATATATTCCTATCCTGCTTTTAGTATAACCCATTTTCCAGGCTATAAAACAAAAGTTATGTACATATATCATATATTCTTTACGTCTTGATCTATCTAACAAAGTAGTGATATGTGAGTACTCTGGAACATCACTATAAAGTGCTGCTAAAGTACATACATGTAAAGTATCTAATGTTATTTTGCTTGAGTCTACAGGAGGTATGAATATATGAAGCTTTCTTCCATACTTTTCATAAAAATGTCTCTTGAAGTCACGTATGTCTATTTTCTGTTCAACTAGTTGGTTTTCAGTCATTTAAATAAAAATTAAGTTATACAAATATAGTAAATCTTACCATTCTATGCAAGTTTTATCTAGCTTAGTCAGTTCTTCATTTACGTTATTAAACACGTCCTTACAATCCCATTGACCACCTCTGTATGCTGCTGATGCAGGGTGTGCTACCTTAAATGTTTTGACATCAGATAGCAATGGTTTCCATTCTTCAGCTTTTCTACCCATTAATATAAATATCACGTCTTTATTATGTCTATTTAAATTATCAAATAAATATTCTGTGAATGATTTCCAAATATTATAATGTGACCCAATTTTGTTTATTTCAACTGTCATTGCTGTATTAATTAATAATACGCCTTGATTGGCCCAACGTCTTAAATCACACTCTTCTGGTGTATATATAGCTCTACCTGTCTCAGTAAAATCACCTATAGTTTGTTTAAGTATGTACTGCAGGGATTTTTCTGCTTTACCTTTTTTACTACAACTAAATGCTAAACCATCAGCTGATCCTAATTGAGGATATGGATCTTGTCCTACTATTACTACTTTAATATCTTTATAAGGGCACTCATAGAATGCATTAAAGATATCTTTGAATTTTGGTGTAAATCTTCTACCAGCAGTTACATTATCTACTAGCGTATTCATTATATAATCAAAGCTTAAACCATTTATATATGGGGATAACATACGATCCCATCCACTATCTTTTAATTTTTCATTAAGATTATCTCTTAAATTAGTTATATTGATTTCCATTATTTTATTATATTATTAGTATATTTACTTATTAAATTACATGCTATGGCCAAGGAACTACAAACATTTGATACTTTTGATCCAAATGATATTATTAAAGATATAGAAGTATCTACTGTATATATAACATCTTTACAAAATATCATTACTGATATGATCTATGATGAAACTAGAATAGATACTGTAGGTGAAACTTTTTTTAAGTTTGATGAAATTAGAAAACATATAGAATCTAAAGATAAAGATAAAGTGCCTGCTGTTAAGCTAGATAACTGGGAGAAGAAAGTATATACATTATTTTCTCTTCTTCAGACATTTAAACTTAAAGCTATTAAACAAGGACTTAATCAAACTACTGAAACATCCGCAACTGTAGATGATATCAAAGAATTAGGTAAATTATTAATTGATGGAGACTCAGATGGATTATCTAAGCTAGAAGAAATTCAAAGTAAGCTTAAAATAGTAAAATAACTATCTTAATTGCATACCTGCAAAATCCCCTATCTCAAGACAAGCTTGTATAGCTAGATTTAATTCTTCTTTATCACACTTACCAAAAGACTTACAGTGCTCTACATTATTTTTAACAAAACAAAGGCCAGCTTTACGTTTGACTTGTAATTTCATTTCTTCAAAAGTATGACCTACTTCACTAGCTATTTCTCTTATCATAGCATGTACTCTAGCTAGTTGTGGGTTACTACCTTTACCATCTTGAATACCTATAAATAACTCTACACGTGCTCCATCAGGTTGCTCAGATATAAATTTATTATACTTTGTTTCATATGCTTTTATAGGAAAGTGCAATTTACCTTCTTTTATTACTGCTTGTACAAATAGTTGATTTCTCATTATGTTATAATATTATATATCCCATATAAAGATAATACAATACCAAATAATAGTACTATCCAAAAACATCCTTTATATATATTTTCTTCTCTTTCAGGAGATCTCCCTTGATTACTTCTATATTGTCTAAATGATTCTTTATCTTTTAATTCTTTAGCCTGTCTATGTAATTCAGTATTATTTTTCATGATTTATGGTCTTAAATTATTTAAATCCCACAATATCCCGTAATCAGGATCATGTGGGTCAACTTCATCAGTACTATGGACTCTTTGACGAAACCATTTACCTTCTATATATTTATATGTTTTTCCATTTAATATTTTTATTTCAGTATTCATTAGTGAAACTTTTCAATAATATCATCTGACAAATATGTTGGATTAATTAAATCTAATACATCTACTATACTTGTAGATCCCTCATCATTAGTTAATTCACACCATATGTGAACCATTTCTGCTGATGCAGGTGAGCCAGGTGTTCCTGGATCTCCATTAGATTCTGTATGTACTTCATCTTCTCCCGGATAATAGTAGTATTCTACTTCTACCTCATTACCAAATAACATCATTGGTACTATGTTTATTCTTTCTCCCATTATTTAAATCTTAAAGTGTTATTATCTATATATATAAACTCTTGACCACAACTAGTACATTTTGTTTCAACTTCATTTGTTATAAGGTGTAGACCAAAACAATTTGGACATGGTGTATCTTCATTTGAATATTCATTTATATATTCTTCTATTGATGTTCTGGCTAATCCATGAATCATTGAATCATGTACGCCTTTATAAAATGTATTATCTGCTTCTTGTTCTTGTTGACTCTCCATAAAGAGCTCTTTCATTCTTCCCATAATTTTATCTTTCTAAAGGATTAAAATACTTAACTTTTAATTTATCAAATCCTTTAACTGCATTAGCCACCCATTTTTCATCTTGTGTACCTTTGTACATAAGTATGTGACATGTGGCTGTCTCAGTTGGATTTAATCTTAATAATCTTCCTATTCTTTGCGCTGTTTTTCTTTCATTACCATATGCATGCATAATAATCCCGGCTTTAAGCTTAGGAATTGTAACACCTTCTGATAACTGTAACACACAGGATAGTCTATCTATTCTTCCATCAGAAAATAACTCTAAGTTTTCTTCTGATTTTAAGTTCTTAGAATGATAACTATGCTTACATATTCTGTCTGCTTGTTTTTGAGTATTAGCAAATACAATGCATTTTGCATTAATATTTTTTACTATACTCTTGACATAGCTCTCTTTACTTGTATAGTCCATTATAGCACGCATTCTCATAATTCTACCAAATTGTATTTGCTTATCACTTTGAGCTTCTGCTAATCTAGACGTTGCATAGTTATAATCCTTTTGTTCTGATGTATACCAAAATCCACCTGCTTTGTTTTTCTTCTTTAAAGTAGGTAATTTAGAAAGTTCCAACTCATGTATGATAATCTTGTAATCATTCAATATGTTTGACTCAGTTGCATCATCAACTTTAAATGTATATTTTATTGGACAATACTTTTGAACAAGTCTTCCTTTTTCAGAATCTTTGTCTCTTGGTGGTGTTCCGGTTAATCCTAGTACTTTACCTTTAAAACTTGATAAAAAAACTTCATGTGATTCCTTTAAACTATGACACTCATCTAAATATACTATATCATAGTTATTAGGGTCTTTCTTCTTAAGAGATAAGTAAGTAGTGAAAGTAATATGTTTAACTAGAGAAGCTAATCCCATTTTACCTAGTTCATCAATCCAAGATTTAGTAACTGAATGCTTTGGTACAACCACTAAGACTTCTATAAGTTGGTTAAAGTTCTTCTGTAAGTGTTGTATTGCAATTCTTGTTTTCCCAACACCCATAGATATACCTAAGCCACATCTTTTATGTTGTGATGCTATTGCTAATGCATCTGCTTGTACTACACTCCTACTATTAATCTCCATAAGTTGTGCCATATAAATATTGTTATTGCTACGATAGCTAAATAAGTTACCGTTACTATTAATTTATTTTTGTTATTTTGTTCCATGATTAAAATTTTAATAAAAATAACCTACGTTGATACTTTTGTATTAATAGTGTGTTATTTTTTATGGTTCTGTTATCATCTTTATCCTTAAAGTCTTTTAATGATGCTTCAAATGTTTTATTGAGAGTTTCATACTTTAATTTATATAGATAATTTCTTACGTAATTTAAATGTCTTTTTTTTCTTCTCATAGTTTTAATGTCTGGTTTCTGATAGTCCTAACTCATAAGATTCTTCTGGATGTATTTCTATCCACATGTGACAGCTTCTACATACTGGTAACCAAGTAGATTCATCTAAATGATATTCTCCACGTCCTTTCTTATGATGTATTTCTGTAGCACGCAAAGAACACTTATGGATCTTTGCATGACAGATGTTATGATTTGATAAATACTGCCTACGCTGTTTAGAATAGGCAGCATTTAGTTTAGCCATTTTGCTTGATACTTTTTTGATGCTCATTTGGATTTAAAGTAAAATAGTTTTTAGGTAACAATCCTATAGATAGAAATTTTAATACAACATCTTCATAGGTTATTCCCAATTCCTTAAACGTAAAAGTATTTTTGTAATCATCTAATGTTTCTTGTGCAGGTATATTTACTATATACTGTGCTAGACGAGAACTTTTAAAAGTTTTACTAAGATAAGCATTTGCTTGCTTATTACAAAGCATTTGTTTCCAAGCATTTATCTCTCTTTGTCCTCTTTTCCATACTTTAGTTATACGTCTTTTTTTATCCCAATGTAACTTACTAACTTCTTCAGGTTTATAAACCTTTAAGCCATGAAGCACACGTTTAAATAAAAAATGTTGATAAGGGTTTAGTTTACTATATTCAAATGAATTTATTATTGATGGAGGATGTAATTGATACTCTGTCAATAATCCTAAGTATTGATAGCGTTCTTTACGCTTGCTGAGTTTTAGTTGATCTTTATTAAGTTTTAGCTGTGATATTTGTTCTTGAGATAGCATACGAGTTTTTTTAGTGATTAAGTGGAAATATATTAAATGTCAAAGGGTAATACAGGTTCCTGATTCCCCTATACTACCCTTATCCATTTTTAATAAACTATTTACTATAGTTCAAAAGTCTCTTCTTCTAAGACTTCTGTTTCTTCCACTTCACTAACTGGTTCTTCTAAATCATCTATGTCATCTACAGTTGTATTATCATCCGCACTTTCTAAACCAAATGCCTCAGCTGGTGTTACTGTTGTTTTAACAGCATTAGTATTTGTACCATTTGCTTCACGTATTGCATCTCCATTAGTATGAGCAATAAGTACATCCTCTGTTGTAGCATCTACTACAAAGAATGTTTTCCTATAAATAGGTTCACTACCAACTGCACAAAATATTCCTGTGTCTCCGGCCATTTTAAGATCTCTGTCTGGATCATTATTACTAAATGGTGTAAGGCTTTCTTTTACAACTATCTTACCTGTTAACGGAGTATTTGCTGTTAACCCAAGTTGTTGTAAGTCATCCATCTTACCGTGTAATAATGTAGATCTATTTGAGTTCTTAACCCATCCTCCATTACCAAACGTTACTCTTTGTTGTTCTAGTCTGATATGACCAAATTCTGCGTTGTTACTTGATTGACGAATGATATTTCCCATATCATCAGCCACAATGTTGACTTTGTTTTGCATTTTTAATAAATTTTAGTGATTAATAAATAAATGTTTAATGACTATACGTCATCTGAGTGAAAATACGGGTCATCTAATTTTTCATAGGTTTCAATTTCATCTAGGGCTGGTTCATGTTCCTCAATATGATCTATTGCGGTTTTTTCTGCTTTCCCTGTGTTATTTGAAAATCTACTATAAAAAGGATTACCCACTTCTTTAGTATAAGCTGAGCTTAGACCATTAAGGTCTCTATATTCCTCATCTGTTAAAGATAAGTATTGCTCAAGAGAGCATTCAATTATACGACCATTAGGAAGTTGGACTATCATTCTTTTATTTATTGCTATAAAGATAATAATATTACTCCTTCTGACTCACATAATCTATTTTAATTAAGCTCAGTGTTTAAAATAAACAGCATATATATAGCTAACGTTCTATTTTATTGTTAGCTTTCTACCTGTTCTTTTAATGTATTTATGTTTTTTTAGCTCTTTTATCCATCTGTCTATGCTTGATTGACTTGAGCCAGTGTCATCAGCTAATGTGCTAATAGATGGAAAGCATGTTCTCTGTTTATTTGCATAACAAGATAATACGCCATATAATGCCTTAGCCGCAATTGATAAATTAGGATCAGTCATAACCTCACGGTTTACTATTCCAAATCTATTTTTCTGTGTATACATGATCTTTTAATAATCTTAAAAGAGCCATATTATCATCCCTTTCCTTAGCTAAATCCATGTCATTTAGTTTATACAGTTCATTCATTGTATAACCAAAGCTTGATTTAATTGACTCACCTTTCTTCCAAGAGTTATAGTGTGATCTGATCAGTTCCTGTGATAATTTTGGCATCTTGTGTTTTATTTAATTGATTTTCTACTAATTTAAGCTCTTTACCCTTAATTTTAATTAATTCAAAAGGACTTATAGTATCTTCTTTGTATTTGATATCACTGTTTTCATCATGATATATATATTGAACTTTAAGATTGGTATATAAAGGATTATATCCAGCTGATGTTGACCAGTTGCTATCTCCTATTACTTTTGCATATACCATACCTTCTTTAGATAATAAATCTTTATCCATTAATATATCTTTTTCATATTCACTACCTTCATGATAATTAGGTGATATTGTTTTTACTATGTCACCTGGATATATTAATATATATGGTTCTCCCTTTAACATAAGTTCTGCTACATTTTCTAATGTACTATCACTCATTGTATCAAGTATTAAACTTTTAATATGATCAAAGTTTATTTTTTCTTTTACCATATCCGGTGTTAATACACTGGATACAATATTCTTTACTGTTTCTTTTCTTATATGTAGTGTTGGCATATCTATCTATTTACTGTGTTATAATTACCTGCTCTTGTTGTGCAGTGTGATGTTGTCCCACACGCTTGAAATATCATTACTATTATTATTACTGCTATTATTTTCTTCATGTCTATATTTTAGAAGTGAATTACTAGACTATAATTAGACAGTCCCTCTCTAACAAGTATGAAAAAAGAGAGGGTTTCTATCTAATTGATGGTCCACTTAACCATTAATCTTTCTATTAGGACCTACTGTACAAGTATTATTATATAGTATATAATTACTGGTACTGTTAGTACGTTACACGTAACGTTTTATAATATAAATCTACGTAAATCAGTTGGTTCAAATGTAAACTCTGGTGTATTGATATAATTCATATCATCCATAGAATACCAAACATCTAATGTAAGAGGATTTAATAATATGTGTTGTTCTTGAGCTGGCATATAACTTTGAGCTAACATAAATATCTTATGTCCGGCTTCATTTACTGCCATATCTACAACAGTGATAGCATGTCCTGGAAATCCTCCAGTTACAAACACATCACCCGGTTGCATATCCCAATAGTTTACTGATTCAGTATCATATTTTTCAATAGAATATGTACCTGCATAGCTCCATACTAAATCTAACCATTTTCTAAATGTTTTACAGTTATCTTTACGAGCTTTGGCCCATTTGGTAACTATATCACGACCAGCATTAACTGGTGTTGGGTTAGCTCCTTTAAGATATTCTGTATAACTACTTACATAGCCATTAGTATAGGTAAATTTAAGTCTATCTAAGAAACCATTTTTATAATTATAGCTTGCTCTTAAATATATTGCAGCATCAGCACAGTGATGTAAATCTCTGTTACCAATTTCATAATCAAATACTGCTGCATAGATAAAGTTATTATGTTTTACTTCTCCATTAAAATATTTCACTTCTGCTTTGTCTTTAAGCGGATGTGCTATTAGAAATTCAGAATATGCATCTGCATTGTTTCTTTCATATCCTCCTGGTACTGTGAATACAGATGAGATTGACTCATGATCCATTTCTTTACCTTGATATGTTGTTTGTGCACTTGCTACAAGTACGAATAACATCATTGCTAACGTTATTAGTTGTAGTCTTAATACGTTTTTACTATATTTTATATCTCTCATAATTAAGTGGTTTTATATAGAAGCCCTACATAGGTAGAGCCTCTGTTATTATTATTTATTTTATTATACTCCACCTGTTATTTCTATTATAATAAATGGTAGTATTATCATTAACGATCCTTTTTGCCAAGCTAATCCTAAGCCTAATACGGCTTCAAATGTAATCTTAAACTTTGGCATCAATATTACTTTATCCATAAATGTATTAAAGAATATTGCATTTAATATACATAATGCTGTAATTAACACTATTGCTATAGATACAGGTGTATAACCCCATCCATATTGTGTAAAATACATAATTGATACAGCTATACCTAGTAATGGTAAGACTGCTACATATAATAATTTAACTAGTTTTTTAAGTAACTTTTTCATCTTGTTATAGTTTTAGTTAATAATTTGTACTTCATCACCTGCATTTATAAACAGATTAATGTCATAAGGTATTAAGAATTTATTCCAAGTATTATCTACTTGATAGTCTGTTCTTAATTCTTGCGAGGCATATTGATCATATGATATAACAAACGCATCAGCAAAGCTGTTGAGTGTATTAGCATTATTATCCCAATACTCACTGGCATAAGCCATAAACTGTTCACCTGTTATAGGCATATTAACTGATTCAGCCCATACTACAAAGTTTGACCAAGCTATTACTAACTTGTCTTCTGCGGTTGTACCATCATCATCAGCCTTATATAACATATATAAGTATTTAGTAGTATCTGTTGTTGGTGCATATACTACAGAGAACATTTTATAATCATCAGCATTATTTTGTACCTCCATTAGAGGCTCCTGCTCACAACTCATAATTGATATTGCAAACAGGAATATTACTAATGATCTTAACATCTTGTATATTTTTGCTTCTTAGCATTCCAGCATTTAGCTGGTCTTGGTTTACTTTTACAGCTTCTAGTTGATGTACAAGACTGTAATACTGGCCCTCCTATAAACATAAAGAGCATTAGGTAAAGAATTTTCTTTTTCATAATTAAGTGGATTTTAGTTGTAACTGTTAGCATACTTTAGAAAGTCCATTGTATGTTGCTCAGTCACTGTTATTAATTGATTTTGTTTTGCTACGAACCTAAGTTCTGGGTTATTCTCTAATTCTATTAAGAGTTCTACTAACGATGGAGAGCCTAACTCTTCACGTTTTACACGACTATGTTCCATATCTCCTGTAAAGAAGTTAACGAATAAGTCTTGTTCTCTGCTATATAAGACAATACCTATGGCATTACCCCAACTAGCAAATTGTTCTGGATTGATTACTTTGATTTTCATACTTGTTTATTTTAGAGATTAATTAATTAAGTTTTAGTGGTTTAAAATAGCCAGTCTGTTTTATCCAACTACAACTGGCACGGTTGTCCTTTATACTTCACCGTATAAAGTTAGGAATAGATTATCAAGGTACTACAAACTCTTACCTTTTCTTGAGCAGATAATCAATCTGGGAGTCATCACAGCCTTTATATCCATTATAGGTAATCATCCTATTTCATTCATGTATGGCACACTAACCTAGAATTACCTAGATCCGTATCTTATGTGAGGAAGACAGAAGGCTAAGTAATTACTCCTAACCCTCTGCATCTATGTTTGCAACCATGTGCAGTTAACTTCCTCAAGTTTCTTCATGGCATTGTTGACAGGTATGAACCTCATCACAAGTGCATGTTAGCTCAGGAGATATCTTATAGAGCTCCCAAGCATATTGTGCATCTTCAAAGAACATACTACCAATTAAATAGATTATGTTCTGTTATTACTGTACTACCGTCTTGTTCTTTCCAAGTCATAGTATATTTACCGTTAGCATCTGCTGCTGTTTGTGATATAAATTTCATTTGATTTAGTATTAGTGGTTGATTGCAATATTGCGGGTAATATAGCTCTTATCCTATAGAGGAAGAGACAAACATTACCTATGTTGTTTTAGTAAGTGTATTAGTTACTCTTGTTGTAGCGTTAGCTATATATATAATTATACGCACATTGAGTTTTTTAGTTATTACAATAAGTGGTTTTTTAGGCTTATAAGACCTCATCTTTAGAGTGACACACGTATAAAATGTATTTTACTATACTATTTAAGTACAATGTGGGAAAAGTTATAAGATATCAGTTAGTAACTGCATATATTAGTTGGTAACTGCAATGCCATGCTTTATTCTTAGCTTTAATTAGTGATAGACACTAGAGTGATCAATCCCTAGTGTCATTGTAGTCATAAGATATACCGCCAAGTGTTACTACTTAAATCAAACCTTGGCACGGTGTTATAAATGAGTTTAGATTACTGTAAGTTCTCTCTTACGCCAACAGCTTATTGGATAGACTCAACCATATTTAGAGTGGTATTTAATCCGTTGCCACTATTAATTAAAGGGTGTGCTGTTACACACACCCTGTTCTTGGATTAGGCTTGTTCAACCCAACGCAAGTTTGTTTCTTCTCCTGTGTTTAAATCAATTACAGGATTCTCACTCATTTGAAATCCAGGCATCTCATCTCCTTGATTAAGCTTATCTTGCAAAGCTTTAATTGTTGGATGAGTAGCACGCATTACTTGATTAGTGCTTGGGTCTATAAGAGATAAGACACCAAAGGTTATGTTACCATTAGTTCTAGTTCCTACGTCCATTCCTGCAAGCTTCCCTTTTTTGTTGGAGATAAGCTTGTCTGTGCATATGATAGTTGCTGTTCCTGTGCTATCATTAATTCTTAATTTTCTAAAAAATACGCTCATAATAATTCTATTTAATATTAATACTTGTTAAGCCAACGGGGGGTATCCCCGAGACAATTTTTAGCTGGGGAGCAGATTGGTAGAACCTCTTAAGCACGCCAAATACATAACTTTGGGAGGGGCGTTAAACAAATTTACATGATAGGGGGGACATCTTCTGACTCAAAAATTTTTATACAAATTTAAAATTTAGTATATTGTTACTATAGAAGAGTTTCAATCTTAATTAAATGATATGGCAGAATCTAGTGAGACAGATGATATACTAAATAAAATACAACAAAAACAATTGGACGATATTTTATTGGAGCAAGCATATAACAATGCGTGGCTGGTTTTATCGGGTCAACTTAGTTTTGATGAATTGTTACAACATGAGTTTAAAACTGGTAAAGAATTTATAATGGCATTTGATCCTGAAGACGGGCCGAATGAAAATGAATTACAAAACATGATAGAGTTTTATATTGATGAAGAACAGTATGAGAGATGTGCTAAGCTTCAAAGTATATTAGAAAAAACTTATCCAAACATAAACGTTTAATTTAAAATAAGAAAAATGAGTACAATATTACAAGACATGATGGGCATGTTAAGACAAAAAGGAACGGTAACGCCTAAATCGGATAACTATATAACTGTAGCAAGATATCCAAATCCGCAAGAAAGATTAAAACCGGCTCCAAAATTACAAACGGAACTAGTTACTTTAACAGCACTAAAAACATTTTTTAATGCAGGATCTTCAGATGAGTATGTTAACGCAGCATCATATGATGGAGCCACTGATTTACTAACTCTAACTAGAGTAGGAGGTACTGCTATTACAGCAGACATGGACCGTAAGGATACCAAAGAATTTGTAAACTCTACTGCTTTAAGTGTTGCAACTGGTGCTACTACAGTAAT